AGATTGTTAGTTTCTCCGACCCAACTACAATTTTTTCTGATGTAATATCCTTAACGTGTAAAGTTGCGTCGGAATGTTTCCATGCGGTTAATTGAACTGTGATAGAATTTTCATCTACAAGATCTTTCCAATACTCAGGAAGATAGATGATGTGTTCACCTTCAAGTTTCCCTCTATAAAATACAGCAATCTCTGGCCCCTCAATCGCAACATGTCTAAGACGATGATTTGGTTTTGATGGGTGTGGAATATCAAAAGGCTTTGCTGGTAATGCTTTTGCCAGATTAACTTCTGTTGTTACATCACCAAGTCCAGTAATTGTAATACCAGTGTTAGCTGTGATTCTAGCGTTAGCAGTAATCGCACCATTTGAAGTAATTGTGCCTGTAAAAATTGCATCCTTAAATGTTGCAAACTTCTCAACAAAAGCTACGCCATTAACATTCAATAAAGTCTTAATGTAAGTTGGAGCAAGAACGTCAACAAGACTTCCTTTGATTGTTGTTAAAGGACTTGTTAATGTTGTTGCTGTTGTGGCTAAGATGTTGTGGTTGATGGCACTGGCTTGCAAACCAATTCCAGGAAACGGAGCAACTCCATCACCTAAGGCGCTGATTTTTAATGCAGCTCCTCCTGGTGTATTCGTTGATGGAATAATATTAACAACTGCAGTCTTAGGGAATGCAGGCCCCATAATTCCATCAATCAAAGTTCCACCAACAATCAAAGGCCCGTTAATGGTTGCAAGACCTGGAAGAACTGTAGGATTCTTAGGAATAAAAGTTGGATCTGAAAGTCCAACATGCAAAGTATTTTCTGCTGCTATCGAAGGAAAATTCATAATGTTATCCGATTCCAGTTAAACTTTTTAATAATGTTCCAGTGGCTCCAAGTATTCCCTTAGATAAATCTAAAGTCGATCCGCCAGTGGACATACTGCCTGCAATATTTAAAAATGTTTGCCCAGCAATATCCATTGCAAGACTAGCATTCATTGTCACATTTGTACCTGAAATTTTAATTGTATCATAAGATGATATATTGATATCATTTGTTGCAAGTATATCTATGTTGCCATTTGATTGATCTTCTGTTTCAGGACCTGATGCAGAAATGACTACGTTTCTACCAGACAAATATAGTGTTCCCTGTGGCGCTTCAATAACTACATCACCTTTCTTAGCGCAAATCCATTTGGCTGGAATGTGTGGCTGTTTAGCATCGGCATTAGCTTGCAGCTCTGTTCCAACAACTTCAACAGAAACACCACTGACAACTTTAACATTTCTACCATCATCCATCCCGTAAATTTCACCATCACCATTTTCACAGATCAGTGCATAATTTACTTTACCATGAATAGGCATGGTATTACCACTGTCTATTCTGTAACGCTTTTTTATTGTAGTTTTTACTTTACTCATCTCTGTACACAATCAACAACTTGAATCACTCTTCCAACTCCTAATGCACCAGCATCTTCTTTATTTACCTCAATAAAATCAAAGGTTGGTTTGACCTTTGCACCAGCACCAGTCAGACTTACTAATAATAGTTCTGGCAGTTCAGTAAATCCTGATCCAGGTGCAACAACATCAATGTTTAAAATAGATCCATTAGGCCCGTAAGTAATTTGGAACTCAGGTAAGGTGACTAAACCAATATCGTTATCACCAGGAATAACTACGATTGAAGTATCCTCACCATAACCAACACCAATATTATCTACATTAACACCATTGAATTGTGTTACATAAGAATTGGCGTTAGCATCTGTACTGCCATCAGAAGGTGCAGGTGCAGGCTCCGATCCATAGGTTTGTACGGTTTGAGTATTTAAATAACCAGATCCAGGTTCATCGATAACAATACTTGTTACCTGCCCACCATTAATAATCGCTCTTCCTCTAGCATTTTGTCCATTATTACATGAATCAATGAACGAAACATAAGGAGGTTCAAAATAACCACCGCCGCCATTAAGAATATTAGCACCAATAACTTGCCCAAGATTGTTTACAATCGCAGTTGCTGATGCACCATTACCACCGCCACCTAAGATTGCAATTGATGGAGGCCCGCATCTTAAAACATCTGGAGTGCAGCTTCCAAAGCTTAAGTCAACATCCTCAAGCCCAAGATCCTTATAAAGATCACTCTTTAAATTCTTAAGACCACCAACACCTGCTTGCTTTAATATCTTGTTGAAGTTATCAATTTCTTTTTGTGAGGGGCCATATCTAGTGGTATAGCTTTGTGGAGGTGTGCAATTTCTTGGTTCACAATTAAATAGATTTTTAATGAACCCAACAACATTCATTGCCTTGGCAAGAATATCATTTGCATTACCTAGTGCTCCACCTAAGAAATTACTTAACTGTTGAAGTGTAGGGCCAACTGCATCTGCTAAAGAATTGAACATGCTGTTTAGCATTTGTCCGACAAAATTTTCTACTAAGCAAGTTGCAGTTCCTAAGACTTGACCAACCAACGACTTTAATTGATTGACAACATAAGTAAATATCTTTTTGATAAACTTTTTGAACAAACAATATATTGTGGACATGTATGTTCTGATGACTTGTCCAGCAGCATTTTGTTTTGGTTTTGGAAACAGATCTGCAATCAACTTATCCATTTTCTTGGAATACTCATCAAATAACCATTTCATTCCAAGCTTAACCATGTCAGTGAATAGAGAAGCAATCTCCATTCCTGTCTCTCTAATTTCACTTTCAATGTTGCCTAACTTATTTGCAATACCACCAACATAAAGATTTGCATAAGCCTGATAGCCTTCTAATCTTGCTAGGAAATCTTCCAACTTATCTGTAATCTTAGAAATCTTATCTGACTTACATGGATTAGGTGGATTAGATTTAATATCACTCCTCTTGGCAAAACTTCCTGCTGCCTGGTCAACATTTTTATCAGTGGTTCTGGAGATTTTTTCTATACCAGACTTAGATACGCTCGTGGAAACACCAACGTTAGCAGGATTTCCTACACCAGTTCCTACATTCTGTCCACCATTGGCAGGTGGAACTGGAATTTGATGAGCACCTAATTCTCCAGGAGATACTGGTAAAAATTCAGAACTATTTTTGGACGCTACTTGTGCAGATGTAATTAAGTCACTAATGTTAGATCCTTTATACAAAGATCCAATGATAACTGGTTGCTGACCATCATCACCATCTAAAAAGAAGCCAAATACAGTCTCTCCACCTTGATACTCATGAGAATCACCTTGAGACAATACCCCATTGGCAACTCCAGGTGGAACTAATACATGTGCCCAAGGTAAATCAGCATCTGGTAGTTGACCACCTTCTTTAGTATGATAACCAAATATTCTTACCTTTACTCTGTTATAATATTCTGGTGGTTTTTTGCCGTTGATGATGTCTTGACCAGACCACTTACCAGTGGTAGGTAAAACAACCACGCCAAGCCACCACACGAAACCATCCCTTCCAAGGTAGTGTGTTCTAATTAGTTGGTTGGATGATTGATCAAGAAACATTAGTCTTCGTATACTTTACACTCTAAAGCATTAGGATTAGCGTCACAAAATAATTCTAATGGGGTTGGATCATGATCATCTTCAGGATGACGCTCATGATATTTTTGAAGATCTTCTAATTCACCCTCAATATGGCGGCGCATTTGTGGGGAAACTGTGGGATCACTTAAAATTTCTTTATCCTTTTGGATATGTTGTTGAATGTTTTCCATTTTATGCTAATTGCGTTTTAATGTCATATGAATCTTTAACCAATTCAAGCGCAGTGTAACAATCCTTCCCAGAAAACGCATGGTGTAATGCCGTTATCATATAGCGACCAGAACTAATTGATTCGTAATTTTTATTTTGCATTTGGGAAGCTGTCTCGGGTATTCTACACTCTATAATTTGACCTGCTCTTAATGAAGGATTACATGGAATAGTAATTTTTAATATCTGAGAGAATAAAAGATTGTACCTTACGACAGCTTCTGCTTGATATTTAGGTAGGTCTGGATACAAAGAATCTTTGCTTAACTTTCCAGTCTTATCTAATGCACCAACATCTAAAGTTCTAACAAAATATCTAGATGGGAAATCTTGCATGTTCCCTGGCAGTGGTGGATATGTATCTGTAAGATTACCTGATGAGGTTACAATCTCACCATTATACTTCTGTTTTAATTGAAAGTCAACAAACTTAGGTTCATTTGTATACAGATTGTAAAACAAACTTTTGTTTGCATACATTCCCAAACGCAATGAATTCAATACATCATTGTTCTTTTCAATATACGAATTTAATATCCTGTATTTGTTAGCAACACGATTTGCATTTGTAACATCTTCCTGAGTATAGATTGGAACATTAGTTCCGCCTTTTAATAGTGTGTTAATACTTTTAAATACAAATCCATCTTGTGTTTCAAAGAAAAAATATCCTGGTGATTTTTTGTCAGGCGCTACAGCTTTAGGACATAAGAAGTTAAGTAAATCAAATGGTCTTTTATTATTTCCTACAAAAGAATAATTATTAGAACTCTTCTCGGTTACAATTGTTTTATTACTTTTTAATTGGCGGAATATTTTTTCTGCACTGACTCCTACGTTACCATCAAATCGATTTGGAACTCTAACAATTTCATTCATTAGAGTTTCATAACTAGTCAACTCTAAATTGTAAACACTTTTTGTAGATTCTCTTAAAGATTGTATCGTTCTAATTCTCAATCCTTTTCCTGGAGTAGAAAAATTAATCTCTCCACCTTGAAAATCTGGCACATTAATTGATCCTAATAGTTCTTCTCCACCATATAATTCAAGTCCAGAACTTTTAGTAATATCAATTATAGCAAAACTAATTCTTGCTGTAACCCCTGGCGATAATACGTTTTCATAAAAAGAAAAACTCGCAATGGATTTTGCACCTAAATCAATCTCCTTTAAATTAGAACTTGATTTAAGTGGTTTTATTTTAAAGCTGCCATATTCAAAACTATTTTCTGCAGACATTAACCAGTGGGGGTGATGAAGAAAGGATTAGCCGTAATCTTATTTAGTGACAGATTTGGAGGTGTCGTGGGTTCATTTTGCTTTACTGGTGGTGAAACACTAGGATTATCTGGTGGAGCAACTAATGCTAGTAATAAAGATTCAGGTTCTTCTTTCGTATTATATGAAACAAGATTGTTGTTTTGATTATTAGTTTTTTTAGTTACTGGTTCAACTTTACTTTGAGGTGTATTAATTGCACTTCCTTTCCATTCAAAATGCCAAGGTTCATTTGATACTGTTGAATACCAACCATACTGACCACCATATCTTCGGATCCATTGTTGTGCTCCTGGTGAACTAATATCAATTGCAATTCCCCAACCATGTGCAGAAGTTCCTGGTGGTGCAGCTCCTGGATTTGTTGGACTCCATGTTCCAAGTTCTTCCTCTAACTTTGCCTGTTCTTCATAAGTTCTATAAGCACTTGACAATTTAAAATATACTTTATTTCTGGCGGCGGCAGCTTTCATTTGCAAGTAAGATTCTGCTGCTGGAGCCCATAGTTTAAACCCATCACCTACATCTCTTAATTGATCTGGTTTTAATCTTCCATTTGAACCGTCTGGTTTAGTTTCTTGCTGCTCCTGTATCTCTTCACTAATAACCATTGAGGCAACACCAGTTCCCAAAAATGTCTGGAGAATTTCTTTATTAAAACTTGTTTCTTGAGCAATTTCTGCCTTTTGTTTTTCTTCCTGTTGTCTCCTTTCATCTATTCTTTCAAGATCAGTTTTTTGTATTTGATTTGTTCTTTGCAATTCCTTTTCAAGTTCATGAGAACGTTTTTTTAATTGTTTTAATAAAGATAAATTACTTTTAATTAGTTTAGATGTTTTAATATAATCATACTTTGTTTTATCAATAAAGACAGTGATATCTTGTACTCTATCTTTTACAATATCAATATCTTTACTAATGGTTTCCGCAGTTATTTTTGCCATATCTACGCTTGCTTAACAGCATTGAGATTGATTGCTGTTGCAATTGGATAAGGATCTTTAGGATTTGTTGCTGGAAGAATAGGAGCAGATGCATGAGATGTTGTTGGTGCTCCCCCAGTTCCTTCAGGAATTGTTGGTGATTTAGTTGGAGCATTTAATAATGCTATTTGTGGTGACATGGCTTTGCCACCAGTTTCTTGTGCTAAAACTTGAGCATTTAATTTTTCTTGCTGAACACTAATCATAGTTCCTGGGGAAGATATTTGTGCTACTTGTGGTGGATCACCTGTTGCCCCTCTGCCTTTCATTTTGCTTGATTGATTACCAAGATCCTTAAATTTATCAAACGTATTAATTGTGTTTAATCTTTCTAATGATTTTTCTTCTTTGTTTGCAGGGTTTTCAAAATTTATTGTAAAATCCTTTGATGCATCTGCTGGTGTTGCAAAAGATTTTTTCAAATATGTTTTCATCGCTGGCTCAGACAGTGCATAATCAACCTGACCTTTCCAATCTTTTGCCCAATCTGTGCCTACAGATTTAAACATTGTTTGAGCACGTCCACCACCCAAATTAAATTGAAACAATCCAAAAGAATTAGGTTTTCCATTTTCATAATCTCCCATTGCACCAGAATCAAATCCAGATTCATGTTCAATGTTGTTTAATATTCCAACTGCATGTGTATGACTAATGCCTTTTGAAATTAAATAATGATATATTTCTTGGGCTCGTACTGGATTAGAAATAGGCTCTCCACCAATAAATTGATTTAAATCTTCTTCATCTTTCCCCCGCATCATTCCAGATATTCCAACACCAAAACCCAAAGCCGAAATTAGCGTACCCATTTGACGCTCTTGTTCCATTTCAGCTTGACGTTGCTGCCCTCTTTCTTCAGCTGCTTTAATTATGTCTTGTGTTGTTGCTTGCAATGCTTGCAATTTAGTAGCTTTAGAAATCTCAGAGCTTCTTTGTTGTTCTTCTTTTACTGATTGTCTTGCTTCAATATTTCTACCTTTTATATCACCAAGTATTAGAGAAAATAATCCTGAGAGTTGTGAAGTTAATAAATCAACTCTACCAGTTAATCCATCAACTAATGATTGCAATCTTATCTTTTCTGGATCTTCTTTTAATTGATCTTCCTCATCATTTATATCTATTTCAGTTTTAATAATTCTAAGAAGTCTAGATAAATCATCTCCACCAGAATAGACAGCTCGTGTTCTTTGCACACTTGCAGCTGGAGATGCAGCACCTTCAATTACTGCTTCTCCAGCACCAAAAAACTTACTTGCGTCTATAGCCTTTGGGGATTCTTCATCCATTTTGTTTTTCTGCTTCCTTTTCTTCTATGTATTGTTTTAGAAGTTCAAGATAGGTTTCTCTTTCCCAAGGAATCATATTTTCTATTTCAGTAAGAGAATACTTATGAACTTGCATTAGCGCAAAGTTGATCCTGAAATATGTTTCAAGATCTTCTTTGGCTAGGGCTAGCCGAAAAAATCAGTTAAACCCTCCAGAACGATACTATTCTCTTTTCCAGTGTTAGGATTGACTACTTGTAATGTATGACTCAACTTAGGCATTGTTTTAAAGAACTGTTCAATTTTTTTATATTGCTTGGGAGTTAACTTCTCAACATAATCAATCAGTTCTTTTTCAGTACAGTCAGAAGCCATCCAACAATCTTCTTCATTATAAACGCTTTCCATACATGATGCAATAAGTTTTACAGATCGTTCTACATTCTCTGAAGACTTTTCTGAAACATCAAAGTTGTTTTCAATAAATTGATTTAAAGATGGATATTTCATTTGCCAATGATATCCATTTTCCATATCAATTTTATTGGTATGTCCCTCTAGATATTGAACTTGAATTTCATCTACAAATAATGTAACTGGAACTTCTGTTTCACCATCATCACCACAAGTGATTACAAGTTCAATAGACTCGCCAATAGATTTAGCACGAATATTTAAAAACAAGTATTCAATATCAAACGAAGGAAGTTCTTCAATTTTAATTCCTTTAGTGAGAATACAATTAGACAATACTTGTTTAATTGCGTCAGTAATTTGTTTTGGATTTCTAGATTCTAATGCAATGATTAAAACCTTTTCTTCCTTAACAAGGAATGGTCTATATTTGATCTTCTTTTTATTTGATGGAAGAGTCAAATCATATTGTGGAACAGTATATTCTGGTAATGGCATACTATAAGATCAGTTAAATTTATTTATTAGGCATTACCACGACCAAAATTGGTTGCATCTTGTGATCTTTGTCCAGGACCTTGTGTTTGTTGTGATGGTGTATTTCCACGTATAATTCCATTATTATAATATTCATTTGTCAATGTTCTGCTAAAAGGACTAGTATCAAATGGCTGTGCTCCAGAAAATTCTTCAAAACCTTGCAATGCATTTCCAGTTGGAACATCAGGAACTGTGATAGCACTATGATATTGTTTAACTGCGCTTAAGTTTCTTCTAATGATATATCTACTATAGTTAAAGTTAACAGTAAAAGTTAAAATTTCACTTGCCTGATAGCTTACAGGAGAAACAATAATGTTGGATGGATATGCTTGAATAAATTCATAGCTTAAATATCCACTATTATAACTTTGAATTGTAGTATCATTAACTCGTGTTGTTGTATTTAAATCTTTCTCAAACTTAGTAACAAGAATTCTTTGGCAATAAGTATTTGGATATCTAAACTTCATAAAATTATTTTCATTTCCAGCAACAGGATAATCCTGTCCTGCTTCTGAGGATGTAACAACTCCATCGCCTGAATACAATGGGTTAATAAAATTAATCCACTCTTCAAAAAATCTAATGATCCTATGATTATTGTCAACGTAAAAAGTCATCGTCAATTCGGGATACTGACGAAGAATAGGATATTTTTCAATTACTCCTTGCCTATTTCCAATCGTATCTGTTGTTTTAAAATTAGGACCAGGAAGAACTGTTCCAGCACATAACAGTTCAATTGCTTCAATCGGATCTAGACCATTGGTTGATGCAGTATCATATATTCCAGCAGCTCGCAACCAACTAACTAATCCAGCATTCCCTGCAGCTCTATCGCTTAATGGAAATGCTACCTTGTAGTAACTATTAAGAGATACCTTTGAAAAGGTATTCTTTACACTTTCTATTGGAAAATAAAGTCTTGTATTACTAGACACAAGCTAAATATTTGGGGTATCTATACTATGTATATGTATTATCAAGGGAAATTTTCGCCCAAGAATTATCAAAAGTATAAAGGAGATCCTACAAATATATTTTATAGGTCTTCCTGGGAGTTAGTTTTCATGAAATACTGTGATGAGAATTCAAATGTTTTGGAGTGGGGAAGTGAAGAGATTGTAATACCTTATCGTTCTCCATTGGACAATAGATATCACAGGTACTTTGTGGATTTTTATATTAAAGTCAAAGAAAAAACTGGAGTTGTAAAAAAATATTTGATTGAGATTAAACCAAAGAAACAAGTTATTGGCCCTGTCCAAAATCCTAAAAGAAAAACTCAGCACTGGAAAAAAAGTGTTTTTGAGTATGCAAAGAACACTGCTAAATGGGAGGCTGCAAAAGAGTGGTGTGAGGACAGAATGATGACATTCAAGATTTTGACTGAAGAGGATCTTGGATTATGAAGCCATCAGAAATAATCAAAGATGAAGTTAAAAAAAGATTAAAAGGACAATTTCAAACTCAAGATTGGTATCGAATGAGATTGTTTGAAGAGTTAAATGTTGTTCAAAAAAATTATGATGTTAGTGATAATCTAGATACTTTTGGTTTGGAAGTTGGTAAAGTATACTATTTTAATTACGTTGCAAAGTTTCCAAATCGTTATCCATACTATGATAGATTTCCTTTAGCTATTATTTTAGGTATTGACACTAAGACTGGTTTGATTCTAGGCGGAAACTTTCATTATTTAAATCCATCTATTCGTGGAACATATGCACTGAATGCATTAAAAGCAACAAACGTTTTGCCAGATAAATGTCTTCATTCATATTACCCTCAAGGTATCAATGATATTAACAGAGTTCCTGATGAAGATGTGAAAGGATGTGCTGAGTTTATAACCGAGTATTTTGTCAATAAATACAATCAACAAGTAAAAAATAGTAGAGTTTGGGCGGCATAATTAATGTCAGTACAACAATCTGGTACACAACAATTTATTGTTAGAGATGCGGTAGGACAATACTATACGGTATATACTGATTCAAACACATCTGGTAAAGTTGTATCGGTCATCAATAATTCAACAAGTGAAACTTTAACAAGACAGCAAAGTTCATCATTATTAAATAGTTTAATAATTAGTGATTCTTTAAATAAACAGTTTAGAGCTGCTGGTGGTGTTCATAAAGAATATACAAGCGCAAATAATGTTTTAGCTCCACAGGCACAGTTTGATTCGGAAAGCACTAAGCTTGATAAAGCAATTGCAAATGTTAGCGCCACAGAAAGATCTAATGGGGCTGAATTCCAAGGAAGAAATTTACAAAATATTAATTCATTAGTTGGTAAAAGTCAACCAAAAACATCTGGTGTAATAGTGTTCCCATCAGATTTGATTGTAAAGTCTGAATCTGGAGGAGTAAAATATTCTCAAGACACCATAAGAATCAAAGCATTAAAATATGTTCCTCCGCAACAAGATTTCTTAGAAGGTGTTTTTAATACTGGAAGTTTGTTTACTGAAGGAACAGTATCAAATAATCAAGAGTTTGATAGTTATCAGCAATTAAATGCGTTAATAAAAAATTATGATCAACGTGGAGAGGTTATCTTACCAATGCCATTGGCAGTAAGAGATGCTGTAGGTGCAGAGTGGGGAATTGATACTGTAAATGCATTAGCACTTGGTCTTTACAGTTCTATTCGGAACAAGTATGAAATGGATCCTACAGGAATGGGGACTCTCTTAAGATCTGGATTTAAACAATCTTCAAATTTAGAAGCTTGGGCATCATTAGCATCAGCATATGGAAGTGCTGGAGATGGTGGGCAAATAAGAACTCAAGTATTAAACAATTTAACCCGCGACATTCTTGCTAGTTTAGGACCAGATTTTAAAGTTGATCCTTTAGCTGCATTAGCAAGATCAACTGGTAGTGTTGTAAATAATAATGCTGAGCTGTTGTTTAGAGGACCTAAACTAAGATCATTTGATTGTGCTTGGAAACTTTCACCGAGAAGTGCTGAGGATTCTTTAAGAATTCGTAAAATGATTCGTTGGTTTAAAATAAATAGTTTACCTTATTTAAGTCAAACGGCAATCTTCATGGAGACACCTAATGTGTTTGCCGTTCAATATACAAAAGCAAACAATGAAAGAAATGAGGCATTACCTCAATTTAAACTCTGTGCTCTTGTAGACTTTCGTGTTGATTATGCTCCCGATGGAGTTGGTTGGGCAGCATATGAAGATGATTCTCAACCAATCACCAGTTTAATTATAGCAACTTTCCATGAACTGACTCCACTATTTGCTAATGAATACGCAAAAGTTCCAGAAGGTAGTGTAGGTTACTAATGTCTTACTTCAGATACTTACCCAATGTATATTATCCTTCTCTTAGAAATGAGAGGACATCATCTGGTGACTATACACTGATTAAAAACATTTTTAAACGTGCCAAAATTCGTGATGATGTAGCCAGTATCTTTACTGCATTTAATCAGTATTCAATTGTTGGAGATGAAAGACCTGATAACATAGCAGAACGAGTTTATGGTAGCGCCAAATATGATTGGATTATCTTAGTTACAAACAACATTCAAAACATAAAAGAAGACTGGCCCCTCAGCCAAGCAGATTTAAATTTATATCTTAATCAAAAATACACTCCAGAAGAACTCGCACAGATTCATCACTACGAAACTACTGAGGTTGTCACAAGTTCTGGTGCAGTAGTCATGCCAGCAGGAGTTGTTGTAGATGCAGACTTTGTTGTTAGTTATTCTGATCAAGATACATGGAAACAAAATAATGCCTGTGTAATTTCTGTGTCAAACTTTGAATATGAACTTAGAAAAAATGAAGAGAAAAGAAATATCTATTTACTTAAGCCAGACTACATTAGTGTAATTGAAAGAGATTTAAGATCTGTACTTGCCAATGAACCTTCATCTGAATACGTGGATGCTAAAACGTTGAAGACATTCAATCCTAGAAGAGCATAAAAAAGGGGGCATAAGCCCCCAATTTTTTTAGAACTCTTCAGCGAGTCGTTGGAAGTAACTCAGAGCATCATCATCGTCATCATCAGAAGAGGACGAAGCACTTCGACTCGGAACTCCACCAGACTTTCCCGCAGACACTTCTTCTTGAGTAGGAGCAGGGCTGCGATAATCATCTTCATCTTCAAAAGATTCATCAACTGCAGCAGGAGCAGAAGTGGTCTTTCCAAGAACAACATTCAGACGATCCTTCAGTTGATCGTAGGATTTGAACTGATCATCTGCAACAATCTGGGCAAGAGAATACTCTTTGTTCCAAATAGCTTCCAGAGCATCATCGTCATCGAGAAGAGCAGAAGGACGAGCAAACTCAGAGCTATCGTAGTTCCAATAGCCAGCAACCTTCTTGATCTTCAGTTTGAAGTCAGCACCTTGCCAAAAGTCAAAGGGGTTCAAGGGCTCTTCATCTTCAAACTCAGGCTTCATTGCGGCTTGGATCTTGTCAAAGATCTTCTTACCGTACTTATACAGGAACACACGACCTTCGTTTTCAGGATTAGCAGGATCCTTCACGACATAAATGTTGCTATAGTAAGAGAGCTTACGCTTACGACCACGAGCAATTTCTTTGTTGGCATCAGAACCACTGTTCCAAAGGAGGCTGTTTGCTTCGCAGATGGGGCACTTACCACCAACGCTAGTGAGGCAATTGTCAATCAACCAACCACCAGTTCCTTGGAAGGCATGGTTGTACATTTTCACCCAAGGAATATCTTCTCCATTGGGGGCGGGAAGGAAGCGAATAACTGCATAGCCATTACCAGTTTTGTCTACTTCAGGCTTCCAAAGGCGTTCATCAGAATTGGAAGCACTGCTATTCAGTTTTTCAACTTCTTTTTGAAGTTTGGCAGTCAAGCTGCCAAGGGAGGATTGTTTCTTAAGATTAGAAAAAGACATCGGATAAATCGGATAGGTTGGATGTGGTCTTTGTTAGTCTAACAGCGTCAGCGTTGTTTGTCAAGCGACGCTTCCATGTTGTCAATTTTGTTTTGTAGGAATTTAAAAATTTCCAACATGGTCAGGTTTGCGGGAATGCCCATTCTGACAGCCACAGATTTCATTCTGTCAATCATTGATCTGGCATCGGGATCATCGGACAAAGAAAATCTCATGTATAAGATCTTCTGTTTTTCAAAAAGATCTTTTAATAATTGGATGTGATATTTCTTTTGTTCGTAATCATAATTTGGATATGCCAAGGTGCTCTGCAGAATTCTTTGTTGCAAAGCACCAATGGTTGCAATTTCCTCTTTGACTATTTCAGAGTCAAAGAAATCACTCATCTTCCTTAGCAGCTTCTGCAGGGACTTCTTCTTGAGGTTGTTCTGCTGGTGCTTCAGGAAGTGTTACACCATTGCTTGTCAGGTACTCAATAATACCTTGAAGCTTAAGAGCAAGTTCTCTCTTCTCAGTCAGTTGAGTTTGAAGAGTTTGCATATCTTTCAAAAGATCAGCTTGTTGATCAACACAAGCTTTCAAATGTTGTTGTTGGTCATCCATGGATTACTTTCTCCTTTAGAATAGATTTAAAGTTTGTCGAATCGATGTTTAAGAACGGTCGATATTTTTTGATCTTCATACTATAAAACTCCCAGATGGGATCTGTCAATACCTTATCATAATCCTTAACATAATTTAGAATCATATCAAGAATCACAAGTGTCTCTATGGACACCTTATTTATCATGTGTGATTTGAGGAGACTGGAGTGATTACCGACATCACATTTAAGAACATCATCAAGTTTATATCCTTCAAACAAATACGCAATGTCTTGTCTGAACTTATAAGTTAAACTTTCAGCTCTTGTTTTCCAAGCTTCATAATACTCATTGCCAGAATTAATGATTTCTCCAATCCAAAGTTTCTGAGGATTATCACATTCAATAAAACTGGCAAGAAAGTATTCTTTTATCTCTTGATCATCTTTTTGTCTCGACATCTTTTCAAAAAAATATCGATCCTTTCTTTTGTAAAATGATTCTGCGGTTGCTCTAGTTTTACCGCCGTATTTAAAGTAATCAAAACTTGGTTTTGAAAAATGATTTTTGAATGCTAGGTATGTTTTATAGCAATCAATGGGTGTCATATAGCAAGTTTTGCTTTAGAAGAACGGCGAAGATAGTTAAGTTCCATGGCTTCACATCTAATTCTTTCTTTTAAAGGCTTAGATAAAAGCTTTGGAACATTATCAATTTCAATGTTGTGTTGTTCACAATACTGAACGATAGCCTCAATGTAATTAAGGTTTCCAGTCTGAACAAAGCTTTCAATATCACTAGAAAACTTTGATTGATTTAAGAATTTGTTTTTTAATTCTAATTGCAAATCATTTGCTACTTCCATATTCGTTAAGTTTGTCGTGTACAAATTGGTTAATATACTTCTTTAGTAATATAATATACTCCTTTTTGTCTCGTTTGTCAAACACTTTCGTTTCACCGTCAGGTGTTACCATGATTGTGATTAATTTCTTAACCACATTTTGTGTCATCTCATAATACATGCAAGCGTAAGCAACCTCTTGCACAAAATACTGTTGGATCCAGGCTTCAGGTTTGATCTTCTTTGATGTTTTGAAATCGATGATTGCAAGCTCTCCTTCATATTCAGCGATGCAATCTACTCTACCAGCGATACCAAGCACATCACTGTACAAGCATTTTTCAATAGCATGAATATTATTTATCTTATCAAGATAAGGTTTTGCTGCGTCAAACATGAATTCAATTTCTGAACTTTCATGTTCTACAATTTTATTCTCAAGGTAATCTTGTGCTGATTTATGGAAAGAAGTACCACGAGTTGTTGATTCTTTAATTACACGATCAGCTTCTTTGTCTCCAACCTTGGCTCGCCAGTCTTTAAAGACTTGACGATTGTAATGAGAAGTAATTGAAGTAATCGATGGGTATAAGTTCCCTGTAGTTGGAGACGGATAGTAACGATTACCATCCACATAAGTTGTCTCCAACTCAGCAAAATTAATATCAAGATGAGTAAACATTAGAAACCTAGTGCCAATTTGTTAACGATGTAGGATTTAACGAGACCAGATCTGACAATATCTTCAACCCCAAATTCAATACAATCAAACTCGGGCATAGCCATAAGAATTTTGGTGAAATCAATGATACCATTTCTTTCATTTGTCTTAATCAAATCAGATTGAGTTGCATCACCACAGAACATGATCTTACAGTTTTCACCAACACGGGTGATGATCGAATCAAGTTCATGGAAATTAAGGTTTTGACATTCATCAATTAGAAGAATGGAGTTGTCAAAAGTTGTGCCACGAATAAAGGAAGTAGACCAAAAAGAAATTGTCTCTTGTGTTTTAAGATTGCCATAGAGCATTTCAAACGAAGGATCGTCTGGCATCTCAAACATATATTTTACCATATTCTTGTATGGAATTTGGTAAAGAGAAGACTTATCTTCATGATCTCCAGGCAAGAAACCAATCTCTCGGGTTGCAACCAGCGATCTTACGATGTAAAGCTTTTCATAAGGTGTTGAAGAATCAAGCACATCACGCAGAGCGAGATACATTGTGATAAATGTTTTACCTGTACCAGCTGCACCGTATGCAAACAGGTTTTGCCCTTTCTCATAAACATCAAAAAGTTTCTTTTGATTATCTGTGAGGGGTTCAATATCAATCAAGAAGTCATCATTAATGGGCTTCTTGCGACGAAGTTGCTTGGCGCTCATGCCAATACCAACTTGGGTGATTTGCTTTTTTCTTGCCATGTAATTACTTATAGGGTTTTACTACAGAACCAGGAACTTTAGATACGCGATGAAGGACTTCATTCCATCCACCATCAGTTTTGTTTTGGAAATCGCCAATGCCACTTACAGCACTAGCAGTTCCAGCAGACCAGTCTTTATCCCAGTCTGGATTTTCTTTTCTCCACTTATCATATTCAGCCATGGGCATGAATAGTTCTTGTTTTTCACCAGTCACTTTGTTGACTACAGGATACGTTGGCATAAGACCTCCTATTCAATTAGAATTGCAGATTGATCATTGCAAGTCCAATCAAGTGCTTCTGCAATTGTTGGAAACTTACTCACAAATACACAACGACATTGTTCAGCAATCAGCATATGTTCTTTCTGAGTGCCGTGTGAAGAACGTAGATTGATATAATGAATCCACGATCTCACGCTGCCTGTCATGTAAATTTTAGTTGGGGTTGCAATAGGAAGTACAAATCTAGCGCACTCCTTTGCCACTCCGTATTCAAGAAGTTTATTATAAAGATCTTGAGATTCCTTAAAGTGCATCTCAATCATACCTTCCATATATGCTTTGTCACGAGGATTAATATCATCAATTGAATTTTGACGATTCTTGGTATCCTGACGGCGAAGATCTGGAACTTCAATGTTATCAGCTAACAGGTTAGTGTCAGCATAACGTTGGGAAAATTCTTGAAAGGTAAAAGATCTGTGGCGGAGAATTTGAGCGGCAATACCTCTGGTGGTATTGATTTCCAGAGTCATATATGCTTGCTCAAAGATGCTCCAATGCTCATGCTTGATACAGTACTTAAGAAGTCCAGCTGCTGTATCAAAGTTAAGTTGATTATTGGGATTACTTACACGAGCAATATAAGAGATAACTTCTTGAGCATTATTATTAACAAGTTCTCCTGCGCCTTGCGTAATTGCAATCAATTTAACATCAGTCATCTCGTTCACCTTTCATATGCAGTAGTTTAATAGCTTGGTTTGCAAGTCGTTTAGCTTTCCGTAGATAAGCAAGCTCTTGTTCAGTGTACATCCACGGCTGCTTCAGAGCTTTCTTTGCTAGTTTTGTTGTATCCTGGAATCTCATAGAGATAAAAATAGACCCTAGTATTATAGCCTAGAGTCTTATAGAAGTCAAGTTATTTTTTAGGTGGCTTAGAAACCCCAGTTCCAGTGATGCCAAGTTGCTGTCTATATCTTAAAGTATTTTGCATTGCTTGCTGTCTTTCTCTATTCGTAGCAGCAATATCTCTTTCTCTTTGTCCGCCAATGCCAGTGGCTCTAGAGAGTCTAGATAAAACATTAGTATCTCTAGATGCAACTGAAGCTCTTGCAAGATAAGTAGCTTTGCCACCACGGTATGCAAGATCCCCTACTCTACCACCAGGAAGAATTTGTGTCTTAGGAAGTTGTACGGTTTTACCACTAGTGGTAATAGTATTAGCTGCCTTATTGAATGTTGTTGGTCTTCCAGTTCCTACAATACCAGATCCTCTTGTTGCTCCATATACTCCAGCTTTTGATGCTTGTTGTCTAGATGTTTGTACATCTTGCCTTTGCTTTCTTTGCATTCTGGCTTGATCAATTTTAGCCATTCTTGCTTTGCCGCCAAAAGGATCTTCTATCTTTTTAATTATACTTGATGCTGCAGTTTCTCCTGCAGCATAACCAGCAATACCAGCTAAAGCACTTCCAGGAACATTAATCCAAGGATTTTTAGGAAGCACTCTTGAAGCAGCAGTAGCAGCTGCAGTTGAAGCAAGAATGCCAGAACCAGCTTTACCAGTTTCCTTTGGAAGTGCAGTAGCTAATGGCTCTCCTTTTGCTTGCCTTTCTTTTGTGCCCGTGTAAATATCATATCCAGCAACACCAACATTAAGAGCACCCATTGCACCACGACCTACTTTTCCTGCAAGTCCAGAAGGTTTTGGTGCTGGTGTTGGTGGTTTGGGGGGTGGTGGAGTTGTTCCTGTTGGTGGTTTGGGGGGTGGTGGAGTACCTGCGCCACTACCCGCCCAACCAGGAGGCTTACCAGTTGATTGGTAAGTTCTCATGAATTCTTTAGCCGCTTTACTAAGATCTTCACTAGATTTAAATGAAGAAGCCTTTCCAGCAGGAGTATTTAACCAAGCTTGCCACGCTTTTTGCGCGTCTTCAACACCTTCGTTAATAAATTGACTAAAAGTTTTCATGTATTAATATCTTTTTAGTTATTTATCTACCTCTCTTCTTCGGAGGCTCTGGTTTAGTTGCACCATAAAGCTTTGGATTAATTGTGCCACTAGTCCATACCATAGACTTCAAAGCACCTGCACCAAACTTATCGTAGTATGCATCAAAGATTTTAACTTTTGCACTGCATTGAACAATATCATAAAGAATGTTACCGTTAACTTCATAAGTTACTAGGTAAGAATCAAGAGGAAGTTGTTTTGATTCTGCTATCAATCGATCACATTTTTCATGGAGAATTTTAACTCCCCATCTCTTAATTTCTTCTTTCTCCTGTTTTGTCCAAACAGTATCGATACTACGATCTATTTCCCCATTCAATTGTTGGGAAGGCTTCTTTGATGACATTGTGCGTAATCCTATATTTTTTTCCAAGATTTTTATCCTTTACTAAACATAAAACTTCAGCCTCATCTTGATGCAAAGCCTCAATCATTTGAATAAAGAGAACTTCTTTCTTACTTTGGCTCATCTCATAGTCACCACCTTCAATGAAGTGGTAAAATTTTCTATACTCACTTTGAATACGTGTGTGCTCTGTTCCAGCAGGTGCATCGTTAGCGGTATAAGGAACTTCACCTTCAGGCAAACAGCTCTTAAGTGAAGGATCAAAGTTCCAGATTAAGAGAGCCTTAAGACCAGGACTCTCATATTGTCTAAGCAAGGAAGTCTTTTCTTCCTTCGTTTTTGCGTTTGATACTTTTTGTAGAATTTCCGAAATCAACGGGTTATTAGGTAGTTTCATTTCATCTCCTTAACTAGTTACTCATCATCGTCATCATCATATTCTTCCATTTCATCAAAACGAAATGCAATTACTTCGTCTGGAATTAGGGTTCCATTCTCATCAAACATTTCAGGATGGATACGCTTTTTCTTAAAGTAATCCTTTGCCACCCAACCAACAAGTCCACCAACAATCAAAAACATTAATGAAAATAAAACGGTGAACGTTATAGAAAAAGCAATTAATTCCATTTCTTTTCTCCTCTACGTTTGTCCTTTACATCAAAGGATAATTCAAAGTAGATGGTTATTTCTTTTCGGAAGAAAGTTACCACCTTTCCAAACTTAATAAAACAACTTTGTGGCTCTGGTGCTTTCCTCCTTTTACGACGAAGCATTAACTCAACACCTTTATTTATTGATGTCATATTATGATTGTATTTTTAAGTGCCCCTCATTAATTAAGTATGCAATAGTGTCAGCACAGCCTCCAAGTTGTTTTTCATCAAGAAGAATTTGTGGGAAAGTTGAGCCTTCTCCAAATTCTTTATAGAATTGTTCTCGTGTGAAATGTTCGTCTAATTTATAAACTACATGCTCTAGATGTGCTTGTTGAAATAAATCAACAATTTTATCGCAATAAGGGCAGCCAGTTTTTGAATACACAGTAAATTTTTGCTTCATAAGAATCTCCTTATTTAAATTTAATCAGATGTTCTCCGTGACAGATGTACCAATCGATTCCTTTACCGTCAGTATCACCACTCATGTCAATATCTTCACCATTATATCTAGCACCAGTCACAATGGTAAATGCTTCTGCAATTTGACGAACTCTGATTACCAATTTCTTAGAATCAAATTCTTCGTCATCAGGAAGTTCAAAGGTTCCTTCGTAACTTCCCTTTTCAATTGAATGATAAAGCATCCAAACCCCACTAGGATAGCAAAGTTCATCAACATACTCACAAATAGCAGAATCTTGTTCATCATTTACAGGAGCATTTTCTGCAATTTCTTCTGCAGTATAATATGCAAGATTTTCTACTTCAGTAAGCAAAAGAGGTTCATCATCATCGTCAGCATCAGTCTTACAAACACCTACATACTGATCGGTATAAGCACCCCAACCCATACATCCATCAGTGATGGTGTCCCACGTAGGAAGATCGGTATCTTCAGAAGACCACATATCAGTTTTTTCTGAAAGAAGTTCTTCATCAAACTCAATACCATCTTCAGTAAAGGTAAAATATTTTTTAACTTGTTCTTCGGTCAGTTCTACTGCACCAACCTCTCCAAGATAAGTGCGTTGCCAAGAACGTTCTCCGCCAACCCAGATAGTGTATTCAGTCATGTGTAATAAAAAACCACCTAGGTATTCTAGGTGGTTTAATGTTATTTGTCAAGTGGTCGATTAGCTGGCGGTTTATAATCTTTAGATGGTCGATACAAATTAGGAAATGTATCTCGGATTATTTCCGCCAACTTATACGGCGTATGTGTAGTGATCACCCGATAGCTGGAGCAGTAAGAGCAACGGGAGCAGTCTCAGCAGCAGCAAGATCCAGAGGGAAGTTGTGTGCGTTACGCTCGTGCATTACTTCAAAACCGAGGTTAGCACGGTTAAGAATATCTGCCCAAGTGTTGATTACACGACCGTTATTATCAAGCAGCGACTGGTTGAAGTTGAAACCGTTGAGGTTAAATGCCATGGTGCTAACACCAAGAGCAGCAAACCAAATTCCAACGACGGGCCATGCAGCAAGGAAGAAGTGCAGCGAACGTGAGTTATTGAACGATGCGTATTGGAAGATCAAACGACCGAAATAACCGTGAGCAGCAACGATGTTATAGGTCTCTTCTTCTTGACCGAACTTGTAACCATAGTTCTGTGACTCGTTCTCGGTGGTTTCACGCACCAGCGAAGAAGTAACCAGAGAACCGTGCATAGCACTGAACAGAGAACCACCGAAGACACCAGCAACTCCAAGCATATGGAAGGGGTGCATCAGGATGTTGTGCTCAGCCTGGAACACCAGCATGTAGTTAAAAGTACCAGAGATACCCAAAGGCATCGCGTCAGAGAAAGAACCTTGACCAAAAGGATACACCAGGAACACCGCAGAAGCAGCAGCAACAGGTGCGCTGTAGGCAACACAGATCCAAGGACGCATACCCAGACGGTAGGAAAGTTCCCACTCACGACCCATATAAGCATAGATGCCGATGAGGAAGTGGAAGACTACCAGTTGGAAAGGCCCACCATTGTAAAGCCATTCATCAAGAGATGCAGCTTCCCAGATGGGGTAGAAGTGTAGACCAATGGCGTTACTTGAAGGAACTACAGCGCCAGAGATGATGTTGTTACCATACATGAGTGAACCAGCAACGGGTTCACGGATACCATCGATGTCCACAGGAGGAGCAGCGATGAAAGCGACGATAAAACAAATTGTTGCGGCGAGCAACGTAGGAATCATCAGAACGCCGAACCAACCCACATAGAGGCGGTTGTCGGTGCTGGTGACCCACTGACAGAATTGTTCCCAAGTATTTGATTGTCGTTGTTGTGCAATTGAAGCAGTCATTTTTGTTAAAAGAGTAGTAAGACCATCAGGGAAATGGTGGAGTTACTATGCTCCCGCCACCCTCAGGCGGGATATGAGAGACGTAATTTAGACACCCATAGGTCTCGGTTAACGGGTGTTACAAACATTAAAGAACCGTTACATTCCTTAACGTATTGATCTATTTAGTATAGCAGCGATCCATTTTCTTGTCAAGGGGGTCTGTAGAATAAATATCTTTAGCCTCTATTGGTTTAGAAAAAATGAAAAGATTAGCCCTTATCTTTTCGCTATTCTTAGTTACTCCCGTAAGTGCCGCTGAAATCACATCAAAAATCACTGACTCTGTACAGCTTAAGGTTGACGCTGCCGCTTCACAAGCTCTTCGTGTTGGAGCACAATACTCAGTTTCTGGGACAAATATTCAATCATCTACATTTGGTGGTGTAGGTGGTGCTGGAACATATTCAATCAACACTGCTGGTCAGGCATTCACATTCTCGGAAAGTTTAATTGATGCGGATACTACACCTGCATCTATATCAACTGGAGCAATTGCACCTTATGGAAATATTACCTCTACTGCTGCTGGTGTTGCTGGAAGCCTTGCTGGTACTCTCTCTGGCACATCAGTTCCCACTGTAACTGCTGGCGGTGCTGGTACAACAGCGACAGGTCAAAGATCTATTGAGTTAAGCGTATTCAAATGAGACACATAACTCCCGTTCTGCTTTTAGCAGCGGGAGTCATTTGTACTCCTGCATATGCTGAAAGTGTTGTGCCTAATTTTACCAGAGGCACGATTACTGCAACCACAGAAACAACCACAAAGATAGTAGAAGCAATTCGTCAGATTGAATATACAACTGGCACATCATACACTGTGACTGGAACTAATATTAACATTCCTGGCAATCCTGCGCCAGGATCAAGTTACACAATTATGAATCAAGGTGCTCCATTCCAGTTCAGTGAAACCCATCTCGGTCCTGGAGTGGCTAAAGAAACATGGATAGATCGCACCACCGAACAAAAATCTACCACAAACTCTATATCTGTCTTTACGCAATAGGTCTTTATGTATCGCCTGTGCTGGCTCAAACAGCTCCTAGTAATACTAATATCGCTGGGCCTTCTGCTAGTGCTACTGGAAACGTTACAAACCAAGCAGTCCAAGTCCTCCAAGGGCCGTATGCTGTTAATACCTACGGAGCAGGGATTAGTTGTCAAGGGCCAACTTTAAGCGTTTCCCCATTTGTTTTGGGAAATATGAATGGTGGCAATGATCCTTCAACGTATCAAACTCACAGTGGAAATGGTGGAGTAAGTATGGGCTTCAATTTCCCCCTTGATGGTGGTTTGACAGAACTATGCAAAGCAAGGGCAAGAGTTGAAATCACTAGACAACAAGCGGAAGCAGACAAAGCAAGATTAGATTTTGAATTAGTAAGATTATTAAAGTGTGGGGAAGCAATTAAGTCGGGTATATATTTTCACCCAGAAAGTCCTTATGCAAAAATATGTTCTGATGTTGTAGTAAAGTATCCTAAAGTGCAGGACGTGGTAAATGGAAATAAAACCAATAAGATCAGCAAAAATTGATCCCCCATCAATTATACCAACTATTGATGTTCCAATAACTCAAGAAGCTCCTCGTCCTATTATAAGAGGATTGGCTGTTCCTGTAATTAATATGCCTAATGGATCTATCAAATATCCAGTTATAGATGTTCCTACACAAGAAGAGTTTGATGCTGCGGTAAGAGCAGAGCAAAAAGCACAAGAAGAAGAAAAACAAGAAAAGACCAGAGGACTGCCTGATACAACCCCTACTCCTCAACTGCCTCCAGTTGTTCAAACCCCCCAGGATAATCGGGTTATTTCCGATGATGCCCCCAAAACTAACCTAGGAGTACCTGTCATTGAAGTACCAATCGTCGGGGAAGTTCCCATTCCACCTAAAGAGCAAGTTATTCTTGCTGGGACTACTGCTACTGCTTCTGTTGCTGCGGCTCTTGTTGGGAAATCTTTGGTGGAATGGATGGTAGGTAAAATGAAACCTATCGTTCAGCAGATATTTGTAAGGGGTAAGAAACTCTTGAACAGAGACCTTACCCCATATGAACTTCAAATATATTTTACTTTTGAGAAGAGTCAGTCTCTTAAGAAAGTCAATAAATTACTGAAGAAAGAACAGAAGAATCAAAAGAAAGAACAATATAAGAAGTTTCACTCAAAGTGATTACTTCTTACGCTTCGCATCCAGTTCAGCAAAGTTCTTAACCTTTGTTCCACCATCATAAGTCCAAGCATAACCCTCAGCAATCATCTGGTTATTCAATGAAGTCTCTTCACCATTGATAAACAGATGACCGATGATACGACCATACTTCTCTGTAGAGTCTGGAAGTTCGGTCTTGATAAGAATATCCTTTGCGTTCTCACAACGCTTCTTCAACCATTCTTTTGATTCAAGTCCGTATTTCTTTTCGTTCGCATTTGTTGTACGTGACTCAGGAGTATCAACCCCAGCGAGGCGAATCCGTTTAGTAAGAGAAATATCGAACCCCAAATCAATATCAGCGTCAATAGTGTCTCCATCGACTACCTTATGGATTTCTCTGATACGATATATGTATGGATCTTGGTTTGACATCAGAAAGGAAACTTAATACTCCCAGTATTTAGTTTAGGGATAGGTAGTTTCTCAAATGCTTTGTTGACCTGCTTCTCTACAACAGCACCAACAAATTCTTCTGGATTGTCCAGAATCTTCTGTGCTTTTTGATAAGTTACATAAGCACCATAACAAAGTGCTCCACTAATCGCCAGACTTGTCGCTGACAGAATGAGTGCTAGGTTCTTCATCTTTCATCTCCTCAAATGCTAACTTTAATATGTAGTAAATGATGTATGCTACAAAAGTAAGTCCGCAGCTAAGTATAATTAATACTCCCCACGGAAACTCAGACATTAATATTTACCTTCTACACAATAATTTGACTTTTTGTTTGGTGTATATTCTTTATAACCTTCTTGTGGTTTCATCCATCCACAACCAATTAACCATTCCATTGTCATAGGTGTTGGACGAATCTGTTCCCACAAAGGAGCTTTAACACACATTTCTAAATGCCTTGCAGTTTGACCAGACTGTTCTTCTGCCCAATTAGCATCTGCTTCCCAAGGCACGGCACGACTCTGACCCATAGATTCATAAGATAGTTTAGTCATCTTCATGACCCAAGCAGGAATCTCTGAGTCCTGATGAACTTGTGCCATAAAGGAAGTTTTTAATCCACCTCCCATACAGTCTTGTACAACATGCCACCCTTCATGCCGTAAAGTTCCCAGAAACTCTCTAGGATCTTTTAGAAGTTCTTCGTTGATAAAGAACCGATTATAATCTGGCTTATAAAGCCCAACTGTTCTTGGAGTAAAATACCTACTAGGAGCAACGTAAACAGGAACGTTTAATTTATTGAGTGTTACTAAAATAGATTTAATTTCAGTTCTAAAGTTATCAAATTCTTTACCAGATAAAAACGTAGAGTCTGGAGTAAGTTGTTCTACTCCATTTGTACATTCTCTAAGTATCATACAGCCCATTGCAGCAAGACTATATGCTGGAACTGTTGGCTGTTTTTTTTCTAAAGAACTAGCAACAGCTGGAAATGTTAAAGTTAATGATAAACCAAATGCTGTAAGGAGTTTTTTCATCCTCGCCCCTCTTGTTGATGTATCCAAACCTTCAAATTTTTTACATATTTTCTTAATATTTCTGCTTGTGATAAATGCCAGCTGTCTTCAGTTTTGACATAGTTCTTGATGTGTTCATCAACAGCATCAAGACACTTCTTAATTACAGGATTCCAAGGCTCCCGAATAGGAGTATTCCATTCTCTTGGCATAATACCTCATTTTTTCTTGCCACCGTTTTTTGCTTTATTCGCAGTTGCATTTCCTTGGTTCTGTTTTTTATTATTTGCAGAACCTTTTTTTCCTTTGTTAGATGACTTAGCCATCAAGCTCCTGTGCGTGGTTGAACTTGTCCTTCTTCCAATGCTTCAACTCTTTCTTCAAGAGATGGTGCTACTGCTTCAGGAGCAGGTGGTTCGGGAGGAGCTTCTACAACTTCTTCTCTACGTGGCTCTTCTTTTTTCTCTTCATCTTCCCCACCTTTCTTCATTGTATTAATACCAAAAGTGGCGGCAGATGCTGTGAAGACCGTAGCAATAAAGGTAGGATCCATTTTAGATAACATACCAGCATAACTAGCGGTCAGAAGAGCGGCAGACCAACTCAAAATCGCAATACGAATCACTTGTCCCATAGCTTTTTCCTTTGTGTTTCCCATCAGTCTGTGTGATGAAGTCTCACTTATTTAGGTTTTTAAAACCTAAATTTGACTTTACCAGCAATAGAATTGTTGGTAACTCCATTGTTCACACCATGAGATGCTTCAACAATTAACATCTCTTTATAATCTACTTCTGCAGCAATCCCATAAGAGTTATCAGTACCATAAGCACCTTCTACACTGACTCCAAACAGATCCTTCTTCTTACCACCAAAACGAGTTTCCAGTTTGAGACCTGCTTCACCAACATGTGTAGTCTGATTAAACTCATCGACACTTCTAGCAGATTCTGAAGAACCAGTTTCGGTGTATGCGTTTCTCTTTACATTCTGAACAGTATATCCAACAAATGGTTTTACTGCCTTATGAAGATGCCAGTATAAACGATTAGAAACCCACCACTCAGAACCAGTTGTTTCACCAGCATTATTAAAGACACCTTCTACATTTCTGTTATACTTATAGTTGCTGTTCGCAATCGCAGCATTAGTATTCAGAGTCAGTGTGTTTCCTCTGAGTTCACTGAATACACCGAAGTGATCTTTGTTCTGTTGTGTACTTGAGTCAACACCATTGAGGTTTACGTTAACTCTATTGTACTGTCCACCAAGAGTCCAACCTTTGGTCACATCAAACTCAAATCCACCACCAAAGATCTTGGAATCAGCAGAATATCCGTCAGCATTATAGGACTGAACAAATCTGTTGTTCTCAAATACTCTTAATCTTTGCTTACCTGCAGTTGGCTCATGGTTGAGAAGTCCATTGATACCATCATTGATTCCATCAAGAACTTCTAGTTGATCTACACGACCAAAGTAATCTCTGTAAGTGTTAGCAACTTCAACAGTTGCAGCACCAAATGTAACTTGAGTAGCAGCACCGTTGGTGAATACTCTTGTATACACAGGAGTAGTTGTGGTTGTGGTAGTTGTATGTGCATTAATTTTCTGTCTTCCACCACTTTCAGATGCAGTGTGATTTACTGCAGAAACAGGAACAACACTAAAAGTTCTAGTTCTTACCCAATCAGATACAGTTGCTTGAGTTATAACAGAAGTTCCAGCATTATCATCAGTTGTTACTGTAGTTACAACTGGAGTTCCATTTGTTGTGGTGGTAGAACCATCACTCATTGTTGTAACAGTTGTTGGAGTGGTGGTTGTAACAGTTGTGGTTGTAGGAATCGTAATGACTTCTGTGTCGGTATAATGGGTTTCAGTTTGATTTCCATTCGCATCAGTTCCCATCACATGTCTGTGAGGATTATTTGTTACCGTTCTGGTTCCAGTAGTTGTGCTAGTTGTAACAATATTCGCACCAGCAGCAGTTGATACAACTGTTGGTGCTGGTGGAGGTGTTCCACCAGTTTCGTAAATATCAAGAATACCATTCAGGTTAGCGTCACCAGAAAGAAGACCCGCAGAAAGAGTTACAGTTCCAGTACGAATAACTTGTGATGATGGATCCCAATCCATCGTTGGTTGTGCGATTGGGTTATAAGTAAACTGATAATCTCCCGCAGCAAGTCCCGTGAATGTTACACCCTGCCAGGTATAACTATCCATTCCATATAATCTGGCAGGATCCCCATAAGGAATAAGATTAGTTCCATCAGACTGGAAATAGTTTGTACCAGAAATTAGTCCGTCTGGTGTTGTATTTTGGAGAAGTGTCCAGTTGACGGTTGTTGGTGTAAATGCAGTTCCATTGACACCCTGTAAAGTCATAGAACCTTCTGTAAAGGTAGTTCCAGCGTGCCAAGAACCATACCAGAATGTTACTGTTCCGCCGCTAGCACCAACATAACCGATAGAGTTGGTGTGAGATAATGCTGCTGTTGGCACTCCAAGAAGAAGCGCAGACGCTGCAGCAAGCGTCCTCGTAGCGTAAGACATATAAAAGTCCTCTATGACTTAGTGTGTACTAAACGAAACAGACCGAAGTGTGTTTAAAAGTAAAGTATTCACCAAGTCCTAGAGGACTCGGACTATGTAGATTCAGATCAGAAGATCAAGAATCAGTAATGATTGTATTTTATTTATCCCTTCTTCCAGGCTTCACCTTCTGCCTTTCTTCTACGTGCCAAACCTGCTTCTACATTTGAACCAGGATTGCGATAGAGGAATAGAGCATCGGGAACTAAGTCCCACTCTTTATTCTTCAGGCGTTTAGTAATAGTATTAAAGTTAGCGCCACCGTAGAAACCAGCACCGAGATTATAAGCAAAGCTGAGAAGAGCCCCTCTTTTTCCATCTGACATTTCACTCCAATGTGGGATTTTGCGTAATGCTGGAAGAAATTCCTTCTTGCATTGTTCAATCAAAAGTTCATCTGCTTCCTGTTGTGTAAGTGTATCGCCAAGTTTGAATGCTGAGCCATCCTTTTTGCGAGTTGAACCCCAACCAATAGTAATTGGGAGACCTCCAGAAAGAGGATCAGGATATGCTTTTAGATGACATCCTTCAAACTCTTTAATTAACTTAATGCCCATTTGTGGAACATCATCACCACCTGTTACTGGAGCTGCGGCAGCAGGGGCTGGCGCAGCACTAGTCTTTTTTCCTCTGTAGATCTCCGCCCAATCAACGTTGTCCTCAAGGAACTTGACTGGAAGATTATCTTCTAACCACTGAACTGCTTTGACATGGTTAGGATTCTTCTCCTCATAAAATTTGAAGAAGTTGTGAAGGTCGATTCTTGCCATTGTTTGTTCTCCTATCAATCGAAAATTCTGCCCCAACCATCGTTGCCACCTGGGCACCAGCGATGCTTAAGAACTGCTTTGGTGTAAACGGTCTTTTTACCGTTAGTTACAGGACCAGTATAGTTATCATTTAGAGAACCATATGGATCGTTGACGTAGTATCCTTTACCGTCTGGTGTCTTACCGATTACAACACACATGTGCCCACCAGTAGGTGCAGAAAGAGAACCCCTATGTAGGATACCAATAACAACAGGTTTCCCAGCATCGAGACTTTTATCAACGTCAGCAAAAGAAAGATTGTAACTAAAGTGTGACTTAACTCCATAACCTGCAAGTACCTTCGTTTGTACCGCATGGTCTGTAGTATCGCCAATCGCAAATACTTTCTTAACGTATTCGTCATCGCCTTTGATGCTACCTGGCTTGAGGAAAGCGAGGCACATAGCACACGATGAACTGTTACAAGTTCTATGTGCATCTCTATAGTTGTCTACTTGGTTGAAGTATGGAACTGCTAGAACTGCTGGGGTTGGTGGCTTAGTTCTAAAAATTCCAATCCACTCGGTTTCTGCGTCATCCATGAAGTTAGCAGGTAGGTTGTCTTCCAACCATTGAACTGCTGCTACATGATTTGCATTACCATCATCATAAAATTTGAAAAAGTTATGAAGGTCTAGGGTCATTTTTATTCTTACAACGACACCCAGGTATTTATAAAATTAATGGATAGTCAAGTTTATTCTAGAATATCTTAAATCAGAAGTAGTGCTATGATTAGTTTTTCCCTCTGGCAGACTATTAAAACTCATACTCCAACGTTTATCGGTATGATTATTTTTTGTCCCATGGTGCAACCAGCTTGGAAAAACTAATAACAATCCTCGTTTGGGAGTATGGCACATGTGATATACATCTAACTCATTTTGAACCATTAATTGACTCAATCTCTTATCCACTGGATCTTTAAAGCATATATCACCACCATCACCAAAATAAAAAACACCACTTAAAAATGAATTTGGATGATAATGTGTAGGATGATATCCATCCTTTAATGTTTTATTAACCCACATTTGAGTGAGTGAAAATTTTTCAGTATCAAAACCGTAAGCGGTTCTTATTTCTTCCAAACATAATTCAAAATATTCAACAATTCTTTTGTTCTCTACAGTTTTATGCAGCTGTTCATTTAAAGTCTGTTGAATGACTCCATCATCATTCATCATTTCTTTTTCTATATTTTTTTCTACTTGATTTACAATGTCTTCTGCGTCAGAAATTCCTGATTCAAAAATATTAAACACAAAAACAGGTGTTGGAAAAACAGTATGAAGTTGATGATGCATAACGATTAATAATACTATGGTATATATTATCTTCCATATTCTTCTATTTTATCTAAAACTTTATTAAGGTATTGATGTGCTAACCATTTAGGATCATGTCCCAATTTATTCATCCACTCACTATCTAAATCTCTTTTAAGTTTAAGAACCTCACATCGTATAATATCTTTAGTCAATTCTCCGCTTGGCATAATACTAAAAAAAAAACTCTGCCCTGTATTTAGGGCAGAGTTAAAGAACATTAAGTCTTACATCAAAAGATGCCAGGAATGATTTGTCCAGTAGTAAGATAAGCACCAACACCAGCAACAAAACCAATCATTGCCAGACGTGCATTGAGGATCTCTGCCTCAGGAGTGAATCCGAATTTCATAAGTTTTCTCCTTAGTAAGTTTCAGCAAGTTGCTCTACAGCATAGCATAGAGTAACAAAAAAAGCAATAGAGGTTGCAGTAAAAACAACTTCAGTCATCAGAAGATGCCGAAGAAGAGCTTGCCAGTGCCGAGATAAGAAATGAGACCAGCAACAATACCGACCATAGCCCAGCGTCCATTATACTTCTCCTTTACTTGGTTGGGAGTGTCCATGCCATAGTTTTCATAGTACATGGTAGGCTCTTTGGCAAACATGTTTTGTTGACCACGATCATTAGTTGTTACCGTCATTTAAGATTTGTAAAGAACTGTTACACAATTATATAGCAAAAATAAAGGGCTGTCAAGCCCCCTTGTTATGAAATACTGACTTTAATAAGTATAAATGCTTACAGATTATTGAATTCAAAGTCGAAGAATTGATGAATTTCCATTTTATTAGATTCATTTTGCCACCAAGAAATAAGTCCGTCACGACTTCCTTTATGGAAAACATCAACATGTTCAGGATGAATCGTAGATCCAAGATCTAGTTTATACAGAAATACTGGGATAGCATAAGTTTTTCCTGCGTTGTAGATTAGATCGTCAGCAACAGCTCTAGGTCTAACGCCATTGTCAAGCTTATACTTTTCTCCACGAACATGCAGTGCCATAAGCTTTTCAGCATAGCGTCGATTGATCATGTATGCTGCTGTAGAAAAATCATCCACAAGTCTTGGATGAAGATTACCAAGAAGTTTACGAGGATTAATAACTGCAAGCTGCACCACATCCCAATCATAAGGAATGTAAGAATAAAACTCCTTCCAAGTGAAGGGCCAATACTTTACAGTCTCCAGATCCAAATCATCTTCACAGAAAATAGCATGGTCGGTATCAGAAGTTTCCAACCAATGCTTCATTCCTTTAAGGTGAGAAGTGACGCAACCCACTTCGCCAGACGAAATCTCTGGATATCTCCCAATGAGTATATGGCTAAGATCATCATCCCGACCATCGTAAGCAGAAATTCTTTCATAATTTGTGACTTGCCAGTAAGCAAATTGGTCTTCAATGTTTTTTCTTCTTTCTGGTTGCCCATCTAGATTCAGATAATAGATTGGACATATACCATTTAATTTATAAGCAGATTTATTTGTATCCATTGATAATTTCAGTCACACTAGGAATGTAATGTTTTTTAATGACCTTGATCCAATCAAAGTTCTTTGAGTATTCTAGTATATCTTTGCGATGTTGTAAAGAGTACTCACGGTTTTCTATGATCTTTTGCTCAACATATTCTACATCTGTCACTTTGTCTTCTGGAATTACAGTGATGAATTCCTTAGTTGTATCTAAATTAGCTTTACCCCATTCACAAACAACTACTCCAAGTCCTGCAGTCAAAGCTTCCATACAAACCAGTGGATGTGCTTCGCCATCAGACAGTAATACAAGATTACCATATTGAGTTAAATCTCGATGTAAGGTTTCCTTGTCCCACTCACCTAAGTAATTTTTGTTTGGATTAAATCTAGAGTCTGCAATATTGCCAGCAAACCAAAGACTATCAATAGATTGAAAAAGATGCTGACGCTTACGATAATCAACCTTAGCAAGGTAAATGCTGCGATCTGCAAACTCTGGAGTATCAGTGTAATTAAACGCTTCCGAATTGACACCATTTGGAGTTACAAATAATTGCTCTGGCGGAATGCCTAACATTACTTGATAAATTTTGGCAATGCCATCAGACAAACAAAAAATGTTTGGCTTGACTTCACCAAATGCATTGAAAATATTTACATATCCATTGAACATTTGTGGACGTTCTAGATATCCAAAGTGGCTTGTAATTGCTTTTGGATATTGAATATAAGGATAAATTGGAATAAATTCATCATAATGTACATGTACAAAATCTGGACGAAAGCCATTGATTTCATCAATGATCTGTCGAGCATCTTTTGTGTTTACAATTTGTACTTCATGTCCAAGTCTTTCTAATGCATTTTTTGTATCCCATATTAGGATTTCAACTGCCCCCCAACCTGTTGGTGGAATGGGCATAATCCCTGGGCCTACGAGAGTGATTTTCATAAGTTTACCAAGTTGGGCCTTTACAATCTACCCCACGAACAAGACGTAGTGGTAGGAGAATTCTAACTAAATCGTTTTGACTGTAGTATCGGTTATAGCACGAATACTTAAATGCTTCGGCAACGGGAGCCCAACATTCATCTAAGTTAACCAATCCATCCATTGTATGAGTATAAGCATTTAAAAATTTCTTATATCTTCTTCCAAATATAAATCCCAAATCAGGAAAATGTGGAGAATGTGATGAAAGATAAAACTTATTATTATGTAATTCGTACAGATCTGGATAATCCCAAATATTTATGTCAGTGCGAATAGTGATAATGAAGTCATATGTATAATCTAATTTTGTTAGAAGCTTCCCTACCTGCTCTATAGAATATAACTGGGATAGTTGATTGTGAAAGTTTTTGTTATGAAATCTTTCCGAATCAAACTTCTGTTCAATTTGAGAAAACATTTTTTCATTCTCAAATTGTTTTGGTTTTTCAGTAATTAAATGATGGGGTTTCCATTTCTCAATAAATCGGTTCAAATCATAGCGATCCTTGGGACATTTTTCCATCTGAAGCCATGTGGAAAATTCCCAATCGGATGATACATGAGATCGATCCCATTGCTGAGCATCATCTTCATCCCACCAAAGGTGGGCATAGATGTCGGTATCATATCGATCAAAAATAAATTTTTTATGTGACTCATAGCAATAAGGATTTGCTGTGAATCTTGGCTGCCCGTAATACAAACATGCTACTTTCATTTGAGTTTCTCAACGTAATCACTACAGATACCGTAACAATTTAAAGCCTTTAGATCTCCAATATCATTTACAACCCATTCTGGCATTACAACTACTGACATTGGTGTAACAGATTTTCCAGGATAAGTCCAAATATAATTTTTACTTGTCAAAGTATGGTCATCATTTTGATGCCAAAAGAAATTGAATCCTCCTGTACCATAAGTAAATTGATATAATGCTTGTATATTCTTACAATGAATCCAAAGATTATCTCTTCGTCCACCTAACCAATACCAATTAACTTCATAGGTAGGTTCATCATGACCTAATAATATTTTTTCAGTTTTTGTATTATACCATGCATCAATTTCTACATCATATCCTTGAGAAATAGCTTCATCAATGTAATCTGGACTATTTTCTCTTTCGGAAATAATTCCAGATACATTACCTCGATGTGCAATAAGTTTCATTTTCTTTAAATGTTGTTCGCGTTAATTGATCAAAACTAGAAACTTCATAAACAAAAGCTCCACTTGCATAAGCTGCTTGCTTTCCAACTTCACTATCTTCAAATATTAAAGTATTTTCTGGAAGAACATTAAAATATTTCATAGCACTAAAATATATTTCTGGATCTGGTTTAGGAGTAACAGATTGAGCACTAAGAATTAAATCTACATATTCTTCAACTTTTAATTTAGAAACTACTTTATCTAAAAAACTATACCTAGCATTAGATGCTAGGGCAATTTTAAGATTATTTTCCTTTAAATTTTTAAACAGTGGTCTTATTTCATTATTAACCACAATGTTTTTTTCAAATAATTCACATGCATATTCATCTTTAAGATCCCAGATAAAATCAATAGCATCTTTGTTAATTTTCCCTTGCTCAGCTAGAAGATTTAATTTTTGTCTGGTAGGAATTGTCCCAAAATTTTCATCCTCTTCTCTAGTATAAAGATACCCATAATCTTTTAGAGCAAGCATAGTTGCAGGATAGTGGAGGAGTCTACTGTTAACTAAGACTCCATCTACGTCAAATACACAAAGTTTGATTTTATCAAAATTCATTCTAACCTCTTACGGCATGTGCATTCATTGGGCAAGGTGCTAAATCACTATGACTATATCGTCTAAGGAAAGAACCCATTTTAAATGCTTCTGGAGAAGGTTCCCAAATACCTTCATAGACATGATCAACATCATCAAATGCATTCTTTGCCCAACCCAAATACTTTGTTCCAAAGAATTGAATCGTATCTGGAAATCTTGGATGATGACCAGGAAGATAGAACTTGCTTGGATCACATTCTTCAAGATTTGGGAAGTTTTCTAAGATTGTATCATATCTCGCAAGAATAATCCACTCGTAAGATTGATTTGTTTCTGGTGCTCTACGATAAGCATCAAAGATTTCAGCCACTCTTTTAATGGAGTATAGCTGAGACATAATGTTACTGTAGTTATGATGATTCCAATGTCCTTCTGGATGACGATCTGTGTATCTTGCATCTACCCACTCAAGTGCATTTGGTGGAAGTTCAAATCTTACAGGCTCATCGTGCATTAAAATTAGAGGACTGTATTTTTCACAAATTAATTCTAATGCATTCTCTGGGATTGGACATTGTTTAATTTTAGACCAAGTGGAATATTCATACTCCTTTGCCCAATCTTTTTTTTCTTCCCACCATGTATGACCAAAAACATCTACGTCATAACGTGATAAGATACTTTCTTTATACACTCGTTCAATTTCTGGATTGTCAATAAAACGAGGTTGCCCAAAAAATAACAGAGCTACTTTCATCAGACTTCTCCTTTATAGTTCTCCAGGAAGTAATCAAGATCTTCGGGAGTCCCAAGACCCCACATATCTTCTTTTCCAATCTCTTTAATACGAATCTTTTTGCCATCTTCAATAGCTTCATTGTAGACTGGACAAACATAGAACTCGTTATTAACACGAATATTCTTTTCGATCATTTGTTCAGCATACTTTACATAATCTGAACCATGCTTCCAATAATAAATTCCTGCAGTTGCGTGTTCAGAAATGGGTTTCTTTTCAGCAACTTCACAAACATAACCGTCATCCCCAAGCTTAGCAAAAGACCACTTGGGATGTGTGGCAGGGAAAGTAACAATTCCACCATCGGCATTGTCGTTATTAAACGCATACAAAGTTTCATTGGAATCCCAAAGAATAAGTTGATCAGAGTTGGTCATGATCAGAGGTTCTTCAGTATTGATAAACTCTTTTGCCAATAGGGTTGTACATGCAGCACCTTCAGTAACACCGTCAACTTGAACGATGTTGCAATTAGGAGTGAGAAGATTAAGCAGATATTGAAGATTGTACTTTTCGTAATGACTCTTCTGTACAACATAAGTATACTTTGCTTCAACATTTAAAGCTTCAACCACAACTTGAATCATGGGTTTACCACGAACTTCAATCAAAGGTTTGGGAAAGGTGTAACCAGCATTAGCAAAACGGCTTCCAGCGCCAGCCATAGGAACAAGAACATTCATTTTTTCAGATCTCCATGCAATTTTTTTCTTAGTTGTATCATTTAAAAGAGATTTAATCTTATCAACCTTTTGTTGATTAAAATCTTTACGGTCATCTACAGGCACGAGATGACATTTACTATCGATAGCACCTTGTCTTCCAATATGACTATCTTCTACAATCACGGTATCTTTAGGTAAAGCACCTAATCTTATCATACACTTCCAATACATTTCTGGAAATGGTTTGTTGCGATAAACATCTTCATTACTGATGTAGATGTCTACAAACTCCAATACTCCTAATCTTAATAAAATGATTTTAACAGTATTCCTAATAGAATTTGATGCAACCGCAATGTTGTATCCTTCATCCTTAAGTTGTTGAAAATAATTCATCAACTCATAATCTTTGCGTACTTGCTCGTCAAAGATTGTAAAAGTTTCTTCCTGCTTATCACGCCAAATTTGTTCGTAATATTCTGTGGGAAGACCTTTGTTTTTTGTCAACAATTCCAATTTAGGTCTAGTAGGGAGACCATCGTAAATGCTAACATGCTCTTGACGAGTGATAACATATTGTTCACCAACTTTAGCAAGAGCTTTGTTCAAAGCATCAAAGTGATAATCCTTACTATCAATAAGGACACCATCTAAATCAAAGATTACAAGTTTAGTCATCTAACATCTCTATAGAGTTTAGGATAAAATGGATGTTTATGAACGATTAAATTATTTCGTTTAACATTCCATCCAAGAATACATTCAGGATTCACAATTACACCTTCAGTACAAATATCTTCAAAGTCTGGATACATTCTACAATAAGCCATCATGGTATCATAATCGCCAAAAGCAAATGTATCTCCTAAAGCATAATCTGTATGGCTCTTAATATCTGTAATATGAAGTCCTTTTGGATCATAATCAGATAACTTACCCAATGGTTCTACGAACCAATTGTCTGTGCGGGTTCTAATAACACAATCAAACTTTTCAATTTCCGCATCCTGAACATATTTATCCATCAATAAAGATGCTTTATATAAACTATATGCCTGAGAAGCAATGTTGTTTAGCGGATGATAATATCTTGGATCTGATTCAATTGTTGGATGAGAGAACGTTTTGGCTTCTTCAAAATCTACATCATGAGGATCAACCTCGTCAATAATAAAATCTTTAGTTTTATAATCACAGTTCCAGAAATGTGCAAAAATAGCAATTTCAGTTGCTGCACAAAAACTAAAAAGATATTGCTGATGGTTGGGCCAACACTCAATAAAATCTCTCGGTTGACCAGAATAAAGAATGGCAACAGATTTATTAGACATGGAATTGACTATTATCTTTAGATAAGTGTAGCATTTTTGGTTCAAATTCGCAATAGTTTGCAAACACTTCTGGGAATGCATATTGCGGATGTAAGGTATTTACTTTATCTTTATTCTGAGAGAAAAATTTATTTAAGTGGCTTTCATCATGCCATTGTGCAATTATATTATTATCCAAATCTTTATTAACTTGATCTGCAAGATATGAAATTAAAGAACTAACTTCTTCACCCTTTCCTCCCCACAAACATCCTTGATAATAAACAGAAATATCATCACCCTCTTCAACACATGCGCGGGAAAGATTTGTTACGTCAAATGCTCCAGGAGGTTGATTATGAGGAGGCATGTCAAGAAAATGACAAGGATGATGTACACCGAAGTAAGGCTTACTATCATCAAAAAATTCTTCAGCAGTAATCTTAGTTACTGGAATGAGGTCTGCGTCAAGAAAAACATACCAATCACTTTCTTTGATTACATCTCTAGCTTTTTGAAGAATTTCAAATCTCTTTAAAGTGATAAAGGGCCAATCAAGATGTTCTTGTTTATATGCTTTAACATCCTCTGGAAAATCTCCTTCACCATCAGTAAAAACTAAAAAGGTTTTTTCTGCTTCAGGTAAAAAATTATCGCTAACTTGCTCATACCATTTAGGAAGAAAATTAAGATAACGACCAGTGCCAATAAAACTAATTGCAACTTTCATCAAACCAGCTCCCATGCTTTAGGAATTAAATCTTTAGTATCTAGGTGAGAATTATTTGAACCTTCAAACCAACCTTTTGGTGCTACGACATGTTCACTATTTGATAACCATGCACCCCACCAACTAAAAGAACTATTTGCAATGATGTGTCCTTTACACAAAGTCATAAGACACATATCCAAATATTGATTTGTATTTTCTGAAATCATAAAACGATTATCATTAAACATTTCTTGTTCAAAACACCATTTAGGATCATCAGAAAAAACAAGCACTTGGCGATTAGGGAAAGCCTCCAATGCCTTTTTATAATATTCTAGGGAAAGTGCGGTATGATTTGTATTGGTTACATAATCAGTTCTTCGTACATGGAGGCTAACTGGATTATTAAATGATGTCATTGCTTCCATTGCTGGTCCTAGAATGTCATCATTGAACACAAAGTCACCCTTTATTTCTTCTTTAATAAAAGTAAAATATTTTTCGCTTTGAAAGAACCCTTGTAATGTTACCCAGTCAGGACACTCATTAAAAAGCTTTTCATTAAAATGAAAAGTCTCTTCAAGAATTGTAGGTCTTCCTTCATCAATATATTGAACGTTTAAGTAATTTGTATTTTTAAGTTTAAACGGGATAAACAATTGATGATCATACCATTCATCTTTTTGATAAGATGGGGGAATGCAAAATTGATATCCTCGGTTTCTAGCTATTCCCTTTACTGCGGCAAACTGAAACATCTGATTTCCAAGTCTGCCTAATTTGCCCAGGGCATTAAATCCAATCATGATTAGTAGTTAATTATCGTATATTATACAAAAAAATAAGTTTAAAGTCAAGTTTCTTTTTGGATAGATTTAATTTCTATCATTGAACTTCTATCCATTTTATCTACATTTTCTGGATCATTAAAAGATTTTATAGCTAAAGTAAATCTATCCGCCTGTGCAAATGGTGTTAATGGTAATACTTTATGTTCTATTTGAGAATCGAAAACGACAATTCTACCAGGAATAAAATCTACAACTTTATGTACTGTGGAATTTTCTTCATATATTTTTAACTCACCTCCCCAAGTTTCATCCCAATACTTATTACAAAAAATAATAATAGTTAGACATCCAGAAAATGCTGCGTCTATATGTCTGTTTACATAAGATATTTGTGGATAATGATTAATATAAAAATCATACAGATATAAAGTTTGATTAAGATTATTTACAATTTTTTGTACAGAGGGTAACACACCTGAGTCTTCAAGTTCTCTGGCAGATAAGTGGCAAGTAAATCTAAGATCTCTTGATGGAAACAATGGATCACTAGTGTGTTCAAACTTATACTTAGATTGTATACAATATCGATGTAAGTGATTTAACTCCGCCCTAGTAAGTTTATCATCAAAAACAAATAATTGATCTTTATAAAAATTAGTGCTCATGTTAATATTATAATGTAAATATAATCTTTTTTTAATTTCTTTAAAGTATTCAAATTCTTTATCATTTAATTCAATAATCTGATCTAATAAATTTGCATACTCTATAATATATAACTCTTTTTGTAAATCAATATCAAATTTATGTTCTAAGATTTGATCAATACGTTTTTCTAAATTTGAATAAAAATATACAAGTTCTTCGGCACGAGTTCCTATTATTTTTTTTACATCTTCACGATCAATATTTAAATCAAATTTAAAATAATCAGTTCCATAGATTGCATGATACAATCCAGCATCAATTAAATATTGTTCATTGGGAAAATGCTGTTGTATTATTTTAGAAGTATTATATAAATGTTCGTAAAAAGTTTTATTTCCATGCTGAACATTTATAGTCTTATCTAATATAAATTTAAGTTTGTTATTCATTTAGCATTGAAAGTAAAAAAGGTGGGTATGCAACCCACCTCATGTAACTCAGGCTCGCCACTTGCCCTTTGTCTGGAGGCAAGAAACCAGGCGGGGTTACCCCATCCGCACCACCAGTTTTTTAAGGAAACTGGAAACCTCAGGGGTCATTTGACCATCCCGACCAGGGTTGTTAACGTGTCTCCATCACGGGCATATTGGGGATGACTCCACCAGGATAAGTTTTAAGTCGTTCCAGGACTATTACTTTCTTTATCCCATTTCATTATGGGGCAAAAAGTCTCTGAGAATTTAACTTTATTAGAAATGTAGCAACCGCAGATTTTACAACGATCATCTTCGGCAACATAAAATTCACATTGTTTACAAATTTCAGTTCTATTTTTTTGCGTATTATCACTAGCAAAAACTGATTTGTTTTCAAAAGCACCAACTACAACATCTTTAGCCGAAGATAAAACATTTTTTAGTTGCTTTATTGCAGGAGGATATTGTGTGTTTTCCATTGTTTTTAAATTTCTACTTCTACATGCTTAAGATCATTATAGATATACTCCATCAAAATTTCATAGTCATCAAGTGGGTCTCCTGAAAAAATTACTCCTTCGTTTTCATAAAAACGACGAACTTTTTTATAAAGTTTCGGATTCTTTACATCAAGAAGAATTTCTCCATGTGCTGCAGCACGAAGAGTACTAACGTCTTTCTTAAATTTAGCAGTGAGTGACATTGTTTTGAATGAACTACGAACAAATTATAAAATGAATTTGAGAGATTGTCAAGAGGGCTTAAGCCCATGCTGGTTGTGGGGAACGATCCCACCTGTGTCCGATTATGAGTCGGGTGCTTTCACCAGATAGCTAAACCAGCAGCAGGTAGGACTGCAGGGAGTTGAACCCCGTTCACTCCGTTATAAGCAGAGGGCTTTAACCGATAAGCAACAGTCCCATTATAAAATTAATCAGTAAACCCGCTACATATTCGCACCATATCCTCATACTCATCTATTGGCATAAGAACACAATCTCCGTTGACACTTTTAATTAAAAAAGTTTCTCCTTCGCCAACGCGATCAAGGTAATCTTCAAAATACTGTTGCAATTCATCAACTGTAATTTCAGTCATTTGTCGTATCAATTTTTTCATTTTATTTATAAAATGATATCGGGGTGATAGGATTTGAACCTACGGCCCCTCGCTCCCAAAGCGAGTGCTCTACCAAACTGAGCTACACCCCGTTATTTTGTTTTATGCACTACCATTATACCCATAATTGGTAAGATTGTCAACCCCATTCCACAAAGTCCCAACCAAATCTGACTTGCTGCTAATGCCTCTACAAGATGAAACATTAGTATCCCCTCCAAGTCTTGAACTCATAATAGAAGTATTGATCCATATCACCACTCAACGGTGCGTTAACATCCTTATGAGCCCATTCCATACAAAACTCTTTTATTTTTATATCACTCATTGCACCTCTTCCCCACATTCTCACAAATGCAGAAGCAGCAAAGTGATATCTTTGTTTAATGTTGGATTCCATTTAATTACTTGTCTTTTAATAGTTCTTCTACTCGTTTACGCATGTTGGTACTATCTTGATTGAGATAGTCTCTCAAAGAATAACCACGATGACCTCGTAGGATACATGTTCCTTGATAGAACATCGTGGAAGCAAAAACTAATAACAGTATACAACCAATTAGTTCAATGTGATTTTGAGCCATGGCAGTAAAGGTGGAATGATACCTATGAGTCTGAGGAGACCTTCAGCAAATAAAGCAAGAACGAACCAACCGACACACATAGAAATAATTGCAGCATTACGGTTGTGCTTACGAATTGCATCATCGATCATCTCCTGTACTTCTGAACGACTGATAAGTTCATCCTGTTCTTGAATCATTTTTCATCTCCAAGAAATTTTGCCAGTGGATCTTTTCGGGTTTTGACAATTTCACAAGCTCGATAATAGAACATATTGTCCATATTACCAGACTCTTCAAAAGTGGCTTTTATTTTAAGCCAATTCTCATAAGTATGCTGATCCATAAACGGATTTCATAACATAATATATAATAGTTCAGACACAAAAAAAGTCAAGAAAGGTTAGACTTTCAAGACTTAGATTAAGAAAATATTAAAAGCGGTGAGGGTGGGATTTGAACCCACGGAGGCTATTAACCTCGGCGGTTTTCAAGACCGCTGCCATAAACCACTCGACCACCTCACCTAGCGGATTTCAAAGTCCAATTTACGAACTTTACGTTGCCTTCTTGCTTCTTGATAAACAAGATCTTCGGCAGAAAAAATTGTCTTTTTACTAGATTCTTTTACTGAATTTAACATGACAATTTGTGTTAAATCAACTGCTGAGATTTTATCCCCACGTACAGTTGTCATATTTGAACAACCACAACATCTAGTTTGTGTTGGATGGCTTTCTAATTCTTTATTACAAGTTTTGCATCTAATTTTTAACATGTCACATATTATACTCAATAAAGTATATATGTGACAAATGGGAAATGTCGGATTTGAACCAACGACCGTCTGCGTGTAAAGCAGCTGCGCTACCACTGCGCCAATCTCCCAGGAGTGTTACGGCATTTTGGTTTATCTTTCCAACGCAAGTAACACAACTTGGTCTCTTTCTAGGCTATCTGCCTAACGAGTACCAACTGCCCAGGCTGGGATCGAACCAGCGACCAGTCGATTAACAGTCGAATGCTCTACCGCTGAGCTACTGGGCAACAATATTAAGGTTGTTTAGTTTCCATCATGTATTCTACTGTATTTGCAATGTCATTCATTGCATCACGAAGAAAAGGTTGTTGTCCAGATTCTTGACGAACAACTGGGCGGTGGTCATCTGTGAGTGACCATCTCCATTGTTTCATGTGAGAGCAATACCACAGATTAATTTTCATGTTTGAAATATTCCAGTTCGATCCAATTAAGAAGTGTTTGGAAGGAATTGATTGCTGCTTGATTACAGTTGTCATCTTTCAATTTTTGAACATAATACTCCAATGCTTCAATCGCCATTTGGCGGTCTGTTTGCGAAATAAGTGACATGTGAACCTCCAGTAGGTGCCCGAAAGAGGACTTGAACCTCCACTCCTTACGGAACATGATCCTAAGTCATGCGTGGCTACCATTACACCATTCGGGCAAAAACCCCTATAGGGTATATAGCTATTATACACCATATAGGGGAAGGCTGTCAACTATCAGAAACGGAAGGTTGTCTGAATCACACCACCATAATTATCCGAAGCTTGCTTCAGACCTTGGTTGTTGGACACATAGAACACAGCAGGAGTTACGCTGATATTATCGCTAACTTTGTAACGATAGAATGCTTCCCACATAATCGCTTTCTGATCTGCTTTGAGTGAAGAAGCATTACCAGGAGCACCAATGGCGAAACCAGCAGCATTACCCTTAGAAAATACATCGCTCCACTGAGTACCAACAAACCAAGTTTGGGAGTCGGTAGCACCATTAGGAGTTGGACGGTTGTTAGAAACACTCACAGTGTTCCAACCATAAGCACCACTCACAGAAGGAATGATACCAGACTTCTTGGGTTGCCAGTATGCGTTGAAAGCATAACCATTGGAGGTTTGGTTAGCAGCAAGAGCACCAGAACCACCACCGATAGCGTTGAAGTTACGAACACGAGTTCCTTCAGTACCGTAGCGGTAACCGAAAGCAACACCATACTGAGGAGCACGGTAACCAACCTGTGCCAGAGTGTTCAGAGAACCATCTTCATCAAACTGACCTTTGGTAGAATCGTTTCCGTTCTGGGCAACATAGTTGATACCAGCAACAAAACCAGGCTTACCTTTCTTGGTAGGTTGAACCCACTGAGCACCGAAACCAGAACCAGTTGCCTTGTTGTAGACACCAGGAGCACCAGCAACAGAGAAGAAGTCCAGAATGTCTGAACGATAGGCAGTAGGAACCCAAGCCATCTCAGTGTTACGAACCTGAGCACCAGCAGTCAGAGTCATACCTTTGGTAAGACCAGGGAAGCTATAATACAGACGATCAAGAGTTACAGTGTTTGCATAAGTTTCTGCCTTGTCCAGTTTGAACAGAGACGAGGAAGAACCAAAGGGTTGACTGGAGAAATTACCAGAACGCAGACGGGTCTTCAACAGATCCTTACCAGTGAAGGAAGTATCAAAGCTCAGACGAACATCGTAGTTGAAAGCAGTGTTACCGACATTGCTGCTGTTAGCAAGACGAGCACCATCTACACCACCCAGAACGAAGGTTGCTTCACCTTTGAGTTTGGTTGTAGTGGAGAATTGAGTTGCTTGGAGAGTCCCAACTTGTTTCTCCAGTTTAGCAACACGACCTCGAATAACTTGCAGTTCGTTAGAGAACTCATTAGCAAGACGCTGGAGTTCATCGGTAACTTCGGTTACACGATCAAGGCAAGCATTCAGAAGTGCTGCTGCCTCAAAGCGGGTCATTGCCTTTCCACCAAGGAAAGTTCCATTCTCGTAACCAGCAACGCAACCATAACGCTCTACGAGGTTGCTGAGTGCCTGATATGCCCAATCTGTAGGTTGAACATCAGACAATTTAGTAATACTTGAAACCTGCTCAGCGGAAGTATATTGGTTGACTGCTGCCATATTAAGATCTGCGGCATTCGCAGCAACAGGAGCAACCATTCCCAGAGCAACAGGTGCAAGCATAAGTTGTTTGAGTTTCATAAAAGTTTGTATTGTTATTAAACGACAATAGTGTTTAGAAGTCTTAAAAAAATCTTAAGACACAAGGATATACTAAGATATTTTCGTGTGTATGTCAACTAAGATTTGGTTAAGAAGCGGACAACGGGGATCGAACCCGTGACTGGAGCTTGGAAGGCTCAGATGTTACCTCTACACCATGTCCGCAAGGCGTTTCAGGTTGGGATCGAACCAACGACCGACCGCTTAGAAGGCGGTTGCTCTATCCGCTGAGCTACTGAAACATGAGAATATTATATCAGATTTTGGGGCAATCGTCAACCCATGGGGCACAGATCCTCATGGGTGGGGCGAGTGACTTACACTCGTTAGTATAGCACACTTTTTCATCGTTTGCTTCTTCAACATAACGAGGTCGGTACTTCCTGTTTGCTTCTTCTATTATTCTATCATACTCTGGGGTTACTTTGTCAATAGCATCCCCAACTGCTTTCTGTGATCTACAAGTTATGATCTCATCAATCTTCAGTTTTACATCCTCTAATACTTCGATATTTAGTGGTCGTGTGACTTGATCTACCACACACCAAATTTTTTCTTCTGGCATAGCAACGCAACTAGCTAGTCCAGATACAACAAAAGCAAGAACTCCAGACACAATCATCATGTCTTTTGTACTTACTTTCTTCTTACCTATTTGAAAATTAAACATGGTAAGGGGGTGTGATCAGCACCCCCTATTTATTCTATTTTGTCAAACTTCTACCTTGATCAGCTTGGAAGCATATTCATATGCATAAGATGTACGAGCACCATGATGCCCCCATCCGATCCAACTATACGCATAGTCCATGTAACGGTCAATAGATTTCCCAGGAGTCTTCATACGCTCCTCAATCTTTTGCCATTGGACTTCATTTGTTAGATAACGAAGTTGCGTGTGAAGTGTTGATGGTGAACCACCATACTTCTTAGCGAAATCACCCAATCCATAATATCGATTGGCAGATGTCCATTGAATCAGTCCGTAACCGCGTCCACAGTTACCCCAACTGGTTCTGCTACCACCTTCACAAATGTTAGGAACAAAAGTTGATTCCTGACGAATATTACCCATGATGGTAGCAAGGGCGTTTCTGTCTTTAATTCCAATGTTCTGGAAGTATTCCAGAGCTACATTTTCATTTTCATTACACCCTTTACAAATTAGCCTTTTCTCTTTAGGTTTTTCGGGAGCAACCTCTTTGGTCGCTGTCAGTGTTTCAAACTCCTTAATAATAGAAAACGGCGGAGGAGCCGTCAAAGGAGGAAACAGGGGCAGTGTTGCCACGTTGGTTGTAACCGTTGCCAAAAAAGGCAGGGCTACAGTAAAGAATTGTTGCACTAGGTTAAATTGAACTCTACATCCGTATAGGAAAAGCGCACTTCCCCTTTCTCAAGGGGCAGATCCCACGGCTCTAATTGTCACATAGAAATGATGTTGGTCTATTTATTGTTCTAAAAGACACATAATATAGTAGTCTCCATAATCTTCTTGAAACCAAACATCAAATTCCCTAGACAAAGCCTCAGCTTCTTTGATCTTCCCACTATCGTAAAGTTCAAAGATTTGATCGATAGCATGTTGAATGCTACCCTTTACAACCTTTTTGAGGTTTATCTCTTGTGAGTTTGTAAGGGACATTGTTTCTATGTGAACCTACCTACTATATCATATAGGCTCAGTTGTGTCAATCCTTCCAATTAATTTAATAAACGTTTCGGCATCAATGACTACCAAAGGTTTCTTGTGATTCTTTTTCATGACCACGATTGGTTCATATGTACCAGCATTTACTTTTGCCTGTTCGTATGCTTCCCAAACATTAAGCTTTTCTACATTCTTACATTCAATGCTGAATGGAAATTTTTGCCTAGCAGCTCTAGCCATGATAAGATCTTCTCCACCAGCACCCATTGATCTAGATTCAATATCTTCTGGGTGAATGTTTAGTTGTTCAATTAATTGATCCCTAACCCACTTCTGTAGATTCCTACCCTTTGCTTTACACGATTGTGGTTTCATTCATAATCTTATAAGATAATGTATATATTAAAAAGGGAGGTGTTACCCTCCCAATCTATCATTTCATCGCCATTACAAGCTGTGCTGTATGTAAGCGATTTTGTTTTTGAATTTGTTTACGGATTACATTCAACCAGTTCATTTTGCTACCTCCGAGTTTTTGCAAGGACGATAAGCAACACCGCGATAGGTGTTTGTTGGATGTGCTGGTGCATGTGTTTCTGAATACCAGTGCTGATATTCTTGCTTGGCGGTGTCAGTATTATACTGACAACCACGATAGGTTGCTTGTGACATTAGGTGTCTCCTTAGTTTTTTAGGTTAAAGAGCGTTCCTTCAGTCGGCTTTTGCGTCTATGGGGCAATTCTTTGGGGTAATTTGTTTGATTTCCCAAATAATATCATTCTTCACATGATTAGGAATGCTGTGTTTAAGAACTCTTCCTGTCATTAATTGTGATTGTAAGCAAGTGAGAATGACTGCTTCCATAGATGAACGATCCGTTCCGAGTCGGCTTACTTCCGTTCGCTATTCGGAAATAGCGAATGAACGTAAGGTCAGTATAGACCTTGTAAGTTATATAGTCAAGTAATTTTGTAATTTTTGATACAATTATTTACTTTAGATAATTTAAATTTAATGTTATTCTTGCTTTTTTTGATGGCATTGAACTTGAGTGGAGGGTTTTTCCATCAAAAAGAACAGTTCTTCCTTTTTTAGGAGTTACTCGTTCTATAATATTTTTATTATCATCAAAGAAAAACGTATCTCCATCACATTCATTAATATAATATAAAACTACATTATGTGGCTCTGCCATATCAACGTGAGGATTGTTATGAAGTTTTGAGTTAGCCAATGGCAGATATAATCCAAATCTTGCACGTACTACATTTTCATGTTTTAAATTAAATGCATTACTTATCATCAAGATTGGAATTTTAAAAAATATCCCAACATTACTAAACTGATCAAAGTTATCTATACCAAGATGACCGAATGCTGGGTTACCTTTCATTGCAGGAAATGCAGTGTCATTTAGAAAACTCCAAGGAAAGTTTTCTTCAAAACACGATTCCTCTAGATAGTCTTGAATATAAGACGGGAATACATCATCAATAATTTTTACAAGGTCTGTCATAGATTAGAGTTTAAATCCTGCAAACGTATCTTTTTTAACATCTTGCTTGATGCCCCCAACCACATAAGATTCGACTTCTGTTTCTTGGGGAGCGACTTGTAGACCTTTGGATGAGATCCAGTGTTCTGTCCAGGGTAGCGGATTATTTTTGGCAGAGATATCATAAATGGGTTTAATGCCAATGGCTTTCATACGACGATTTGCAATCCACTCAACATAGTTGTTAAGAAGCTTGTCATTCAATCCTATCATAGATCCGTCTTTAAAAAGGTATTCTGCCCAACTTTTTTCCTGATTGACACAGTTTTCAAAAGCAGCAGCTACCCAAGCTTCTTCTTCTCTAGCAATTTGTTGCATTTCTGGATCATCTCCCTCACCCCATTTATTGAGGATGTTTTGAGTAATGACAAGGTGTTGATTTTCGTCTCTGGCGATGAGAGAGATAATTTTAGCGGATCCTTCCATAAGCTTGAGTTCACCAAACGCAAAGCTGCAAGCGAACGAGACATAGAAGCGGATGCCTTCAAGAATATTGACATTAGCAACGGCTCGATAAAGTTTTCTCTTCAATTCTAGACGAGACTCTTTTGCATAAGGAACACCTTCTTGGGCAAAAACCCAATCATTAGAAGTTCCATACTGCTGTGCAGAGTTGATAAAATCGTTATAAGCTTCTGTAACAGAAGAAGCTCTCTCTAGAATAGTTTCATTATTTAGAATATTGTCAAACACAATTGAAGGATCTGAGTAAACATTCTTAATAATATAAGTATAGGAACGACTATGAATCATCTCCATAAATTCCCATGCTTTCATACATGCTTCAAGTTCAGGGAGAGAACAGTATGGAGCAAATGCCATACCAGGCCCACGACCTTGAACAGAGTCAAGCATAATCTGATACTTTAAGTTAGAAGTAAAGATGTGCTTCTGTTCAGGGCGAAGAGTTTGATAATCTGAACGATCTTTCTGCAATGAAATTTCTTCAGGTCTCCAAAAATATCCAAGCTGTTGTTGAGTCAGTTTCTCAAACACTGGATACTTATAAGAATCATAACGTTGAATACCTAAAGGTTGACCAAAAAACATATATTGTTTTTTAACATCAACGTCATTAGTATTAAAAACAGTCATGCCTTCTGGTTTAGTCACGTACTTTGGGGATTCTTGGAAATTAAATTTTGCAGCTTTCACAATCGTCTTCTCCTGAATTTAAGAGTTCTTGTACTAAAGAATCGAGAGATGGTTTATCTTCTTTGATTTCATCAGTCTTATGATCATAAGTATTTTGATAATAAGATGTTTTCCACCCGTACTTATAAGTATTTAATAAGTCCTGTGCCATCACTGAGACTGGTACTTCATTGTCGGGATAGTTCTCTGGATTGTACGACCAGTTTCCACTGATGGCTTGGTCGAAGAACTTCTGCATAACAGCAACAACATTAATATAACCAGAGTTATTAGGCATGTCCCATAGTAACGTATAATTATTTTTAAGAGTTTGATATTGTGGGACGATTTGTTTAAGAGGACCTTTCTTTGATTTTTTAACGGACAGATAGCCTCTAGGAGGTTCGATTCCGTTTGTAGCGTTTGACACCACGGAACTGCTCTCTGATGGCATTTGAGCGGACAAGGTTGAGTGCCGTAAACCCGAGTCCATAATATCTCGGCGTAGTGTTTCCCAGTCATGTTGATACTCCACTGAGGAAATTTCGTCTACATCTTTCTTGTATGTATCAATTGGAAGAATGCCATGAGAATACTTTGTACGTTCAAAATACTGACAAGCTCCTTTTTCTTTAGCCAATTGATTTGATGCTTTCAGCAAATAATACTGGAAGGATTCAGAAAGTCCATGTACAGCATCCCAAGCTTCTTGTGAATCATACTTAAAGCCAAGTTTAGCTAAGTAATGAGCAAGACCAATATATCCTACTCCAAGAGATCTACGTGCTTTTGTAGACAGTTCTGCAGCTGCTACAGGATACTTTTGATAGTCAATAATCTCATCAAGACCACGAACAGAAAGATCACAAAGCTCCTCCAGTTCTTCATCAGACTTAACTTTACCTACGTTAATAGCAGAAAGAATGCAAAGAGCAATCTCTCCAGCACCATCAATATGATGAATAGGATCTGTTGGTAAAGTAATCTCCTGGCAGAGATTGGACATATTTACTTTATCAACAAATGATGAATGTGAATTACAATGATCAATGTTCATTATATAGACACGACCTGTCTCAGCACGTTCTTTGAGGAGATTAAGAATGAGTTCTTGTGCTTTAACAGTTTTTTTTGAAATGGACGAATCTTTTTCATATTGAACGTATAGATCATCAAATGCGTCTGTTCCGAAAGAATCATATAATCCAGGTACATCATGTGGGGAGAATAATGTGATCTCACCGTCTTGAATAAATCTCTCATAGAACAACTTACTAATCTGAATTGAATAGTCAAGTTTACGGACACGATTATCTTCCGTACCCTTGTTGTTTTTAAGAACAATAATGTCTTCTATTTCTTGGTGCCAAATGGGGAAGTGGACTGTGGCTGATCCGCCGCGAATGCCGTTTTGAGTACAGCATCTGACAGTGCTCTCAAACTTTTTGAGAAATGGTACAACCCCCGTGTGTTGAACTTCTCCGCCTCTGATTTTAGAATTGATGCCACGGATTCTACCTGCGTTGATACCAATTCCTGCTCTTTGAGCAACATAGCGACCAATTGCCATATCAGAGCTGAAGATGCTATCAAGGGTGTCATCAACGTCAACAAGAACGCAACTTGCAAATTGGCGAAGTGGGGTTCTAACACCTGCCATGATTGGCGTAGGAATGTTGATTTTGTGTTTGGAGATTGCGTCATAATATCTCTTAACGTAGGACAATCTTGTTTCTTTAGGATATTCTGCAAAGATCGTCATAGCAATAAGCATATACATGAACTGAGGAGTTTCAAAAACTTTCCCAGTGCTACGATCTTGAACAAGATATTTATCTACTACTTGACGAAGACCAGCATAAGTAAATAGGAAATCACGATCATGATCAATGTAACGATCAAGTTCATGGAACTCTGCCATGTTATACTTTTTGATTAAATCAGAATCATAGATTCCACCATCAACTCCAACAAAAACTTGCTTAGAAAGATTCGGAAGATCTTTCATCTTTCCATAAATGGATTTACGAATAGAAAACAATAACAATCTAGCTGCAACAAATTGATAATTTGGATTATCCAAATCAATAAGATCGCTAGCAGAACGAATCAAGATCTCTTGAATCTCTGCAGTGGTAATACCATCATAAAATTGAATGCCCGATTGCATCTCTACTTGAGATGCAGAGACACCTGCAAGACCCTTACAAGCCTCTTCAACCATGATGTGAAGCTTTTCTAGGTTCAATGGCTCTAGAGCGCCATTTCTTTTGACTACTTTGGTTCCGTTACTCATACTTTCTTCCATTGGTACAATTTGATTTTGGCTTCCAAACCCCCAAAAATGTTGCATTGAATTACATGATCGACATTTCTATTTGCTAAAAACATATCGTTTATATCTTTCTCACAAATTTCTTCGGGCCATATAACTACCTTCTCTCCAGAATTAATCATCTTTTCATAGCGTTTAACTATTTCAAGATTTCGTGGTTCATTGTCAAAGATAAAAACTCTGTTTGGATAAATGTCTTTATCTAAAGAAACATCAGCGCCACACATAGCTAATGAATTATCAATAAACATAGAATCAAAAGGACCTTCTGTAATAAAGATTCTTTTATCATGATTAATTCGATCTAATCCGTATAGTTTTGGATATCTTTTATCCAGGATCGTAGTAAGATAACGAAGTTTTGAATTCGGATCCAACGATCTTGCTTGATATCCAAATAGTTTTTTTTGTTTTGATAATAGTGGAATGATGATTCTTGATTCTCTATTAATATTAGGTATGCCAGCCCAATCATTAAAGTCCTCTGCGAAGTATAATTGAGAAAAAAAATCCTCTGGAATCTTGCGATTAGAAAGGTACTCTCTAGCTGGATGTGATGTATTTAGTTTTGATATTGTTGGTAGATCAAAAAGTGGTTTAGTGAAGTTAGGTTTTTCAAACTTAAACTCTGGCTCTGGAGCTACCATATTTTTCCCAGTCAGCCCATCTTTATATCTTTCAAGCAAGTACTCTTTGTATAAACTTTCGTTTTGATCTTTTAAAAAGTAAGTAAAAGTTTTAGATACGCCGCAGTTGTGACATTTAAAGTTATGATTGTTCTTAAACTTGTAAATAAATCCTCGTGCTTTATTTTTATTCTTGGTAGAATCTCCACAATAAGGACAACGAAAATTATAAAGACCGTCTTTCTTTCTGGAAAATTTACCTAGTTGCGTAGAAAGTAAGCCAATATATTTGGAATCAATAAAACTCATTACCTAGGCGTAACTTGCTGACTTCCTCCATTATAGGGTATCCTTACCACATTGTCAACAAAAGGAGGTATGAGCCCTAAAAGAACCACTGTTACTGCAACAATTCCTCCAATTTGCCACCTGAACTTAGAAAGTCCTTCTACTTTTACTTCTACCTTTTCTATTCTTTCTCCCAACTCTCTACTAATTTCATCATGTTGTTCTTTTGAAGATCTTTTAATATCTTCAATCATTGATACAATTAAATTATCTGTTCTATTGCACTGTTCAATTTTTTCATTATGAACAGCAAGCATTTGACTGATATTTTGACTTGTCTCTCCTATTTTTTGAATCGCAGTATCAATACGCTCCATCATCTGCTCATATGCAGTAATACGTTCTTCAAGTATTGCTATTTTTGTTTCAGTGGATGATGGGGGAAACATTTTTATACAGGCGGTTTTCTTTTTTGCATCCATGGTGTACGTGATTTAGCACCCAAATATAGATACTTATTTCTTACTGGCGGTTGATCTCCAGCTTCAGGTGTTCCTGCTATTTTACCCGCACCCAAACTCATTGTGGGTGCTTCTTCATTTAACGATCTGATGATATTTATTATTCTATCGAGTTTGTTCATAGGTTTTGTAGTTGTTGTAAACATTCAAAATCTAATTCAATATCATGCAAAACTGATTTTGGATACTCAGGGAATCTTTGCAAGAACACCATGAATGTTTTTACAATACCCCATAAGTCTCTGTCAATTTTATAAAACAGTAATGGAGTTGCAGCTTCTCCAAAAATATTATAAAGTATCAAAAAATGATTGATGAGTAAATGAGTTTTCAATTCTCCACCATTTTTATATTTTCTAAGTAGTCTTTTGACATACTTAAATTTTTTCATGTCCTCAAGAAAATCCTCTTGAGTTACTGCTTGTGGGTTTTCATAATGTTTAATTGCAAACATCATGTAATTATTTTCATTCAACTCATCAAACCTCATATCATGCTCTGATTCTTAATGTAGTTGTTCCGATACCTACTGAAGCTGAAGATCCATTTCCACCAACGTTCTTAATCACACCATCAAGAGTGGTACGAATGCCAACGTTATTTAAGTCAGTTCCTGTTCCAACAATTCCTCTAGTTGTATTGATTGATAAGAAACTACCAATTCCAGAAAGTGCTGTAGGGGCAGTAAATCTGAACACAACTCTATTGGTAATTTGACCATTAAAGTTTTGTTTGATGCTACGCTCAGCACCATTAGCAGGTACACCAATAACATTAACAGGAATTGATCTTCCTACCGATGCTGCAGTCCCCACAATGTCACCAGCTGTAGCTGCCGTTGTAACACCAGCGGCATTGACTTGTCTAATGCCAATAGTAGCACCAGCAGAGACATATACTAATTCATTATAGACAACATGGACTTCTCCAACAGTTCCTGTACCAATTCCTGAAGTACCACCAGCACCAATACTAACAGGGCTAGCATTATTAGGATCTGCAAAGAACACTGCAGTTGGAGTTGCAACAGCTAATCCTTTAGTATTTGCTCCACCACCAGCAGTTGTCAAGCCTGCAATATGAACAAGAATTTCATCATAGAAAGATGAAGATAGTCCACCATGAGTCTTAGTACCATAATTTCTATATACCCATCCCTGACCGTTTGCAAAACAGTTATGAGGTGTTCTATTTCTATCAGCTTCCGACAAATGCTTTGGTCTATTAAAAGAATTAGCAGAAGTTTCAGTCGTTGTTGAAATGCCCCAGAGAGCCATATGCTTTACCTATAACTTAAATTTTTATCTAAGAATATTTATAAAAAAAAGAGATCTCTAGATCTGATCTCTTTAAATTATAATATTACGTTTTGTTTTTTATGGAGTTAAATCCTTTCCACCTCTTTTCTTCAGTTGCTCTTGAGCCTGAAGAAGTAAGAACGACAAAATACCGTTTGATTTAACTTTTGGATTAGCGCCAAGAAGTTCAGATACTGCAAGCAGTACGGTGGCAATAAGAGTTTGGTTTGCTAATGCCCAAGCAATTGCTGCAGACATAGTGACTCCATGCAAATTATGTAATTATTTATGCTTTAATTGTCGAAGCTGGAGCAACGGGATCAGATAAACCTGGACTTGGTTTTACTTTTGGCAATCTGCCAGCTCCTTTACCTGCTTTTGGACCTGGAGCTGGGGGCTTTCCAGTTGTCGGCGGTGCTGGAGGAGCAGGAGTTGATGTCTGGGTCTGTGTTTGAGTTTGTGTTAATGGTAAAGCTAATGTTTTTGTTTTTGTTTGCGTTTTAACTTTTGGATCTGCTACAACAATTTGACCAGTTTTTACATCCACTTTAACAAGTTCACCAGTTTTTGCATCTACTTTAGTAGCTGTTTGCTGCTTTGTTCCAGGTTTGGTAATTGCAGTGACTTCAGGTTTTGCTTTTGTAATTGCAGTTACTTGAGGTTTGTATTTTACTATTGCCCCTGGAGCTGTTTGACCAAGTTTCAGTTCTGCAGGCGCAGCTTTAGTTGCGGTTTTTAAAACAGTTTGTAAAATTTTTCTGCCAACATTCTCTGTAATGTTAATAAATTCAGCACCAAGTTCTTGTGCAAGAAGTTCTGCAGCTTCTTTTACTTCATGTGAACAATCACACTCGGACTCATCGGCATTCTTTTTCCTTTTTTTTTTATCCTCTCCATTTTCATAGGAGGCGTGGGCTTTTCCTTCTACGCTTTTCTGCGCTTTTGTTGCTTCAGCAATATCTGGACTTTCTGATCTCCAATCGGAGTATTCTTCTTTTCTAGTTTTCTTCTTTTTCTTAAAGGAACCAGAAACTTCTCCTTTCTCATAACCAACTCCATCACCATCATCATCCCACCAACGTGCTGTCTTTTTCTTTTTCTCTTCATTCACATTTGATGTCTTCGCATCTTTACCAGAACCACCTTCAGTGGAACCAACAACAACTACAGTCTTATATCTCTTTCTATAATCTTGAAGTGCCGAAGCTGGAATCTTTTTCTGGAATACTGATCCATCTTCTTTGGTAACTCTTACAAGAATCTTGGCTTCTTCTTGCAATTCAAATTCTTCGTTTTTAGTTTTTTCTGCATCTCTACGTGCTTGAAGAACTGCAGCAATGGCTGCTTTTCTTCTTTCATCACTTGATCTACCAGCTAACTGTGGAGATTTTGATGCTCTAAAATCTCTAATAGCAGTTCCAATATCTGTGCTTGCGGTAATTTTTTCGTCTAATGAATCACCTTCTGGCTCATAAGACATCTTAAGATTAGGATCAACCTGTTTGATATCTTTTATTTTTTGTTGTTGAATTTGATTTAATTTATCTCTTATGCCTTTAGCAGCTGGAATAAGTTGAGAACCAGCAGCTGCAGTTCCCGCCATTAAACCAAGGCGTATTAATTGTGCTGCACTCTCATCTACAAATTCTTCAGTAACACTTACACCCAAAGACCTAGCAAGTCTAGCCTTTCTCTCAGGAGACATTTTAGAACGCTTAAGGTATGCAATAACAGCATCCTTACCCATGTTCTTCATTTTATTACGAAGATCGTAAAGTGCTTGAGTTTCTTCTTGATCATCGCCTTTATGCTGACCATATTTTTCAGCAATATAGGTTTGATCAATTGCGTCTCTATGCGACTCAAATACTTGCTGCCAAGGATTAGACATATTCCTACGTTGGATTTTTACCTATTTTTATTTATTTATCAAAATTCTATATACAATATACTGATTTTATTTACATGCACTTTGACACTGTTAAAATTTTCCCCACTACAATTTATATTGGGGAGTTGCCCAATCATGAAGAAAACAAAAAATATTTTTACAATTTGTACCCAAAATATGATTATGAAGAAACTGAATACATTACAACTGTTAGCGAAGAATGTGGTAATCCTTTATTACATTTAGAAGCAGACTTAGAACCATTATTTAAAAATATTTCATTACATATAAAAAATTATATTCAAGATACTTTACTCTTAAAAGATGTATTTGATATTACAATAACTAAAACTTGGTTGTCAAGAACTAGAAATCCAGAATATCATATTCCAGCACATACACACTCAAGTAGTCATATATCATTTGTATACTATATTAATATTCCCAAAAATTCTCATAAACTTAAATTTTTAAATATACATGAACCAAATAGTTTGTTCTCTGATATTTTCCATGGAGCTAGAAACAAAGATAGTGCATTTGTAAATTCATACAATGAGCACAATGCTCAATCTTTTTCATTAACTCCTGAAGAAGGTACTATAATAATTTTTCCAAGTAAGCTTCCACACGGCACAGAAGCTATTGATAAAAATTTTAATGGGGAGAGATTAGCTATAGTTGGTGATTGTATTTTAATTTTAAAAGAAGATCAATTAAAATATTCAATGGGTTATATCCATGAAAAACATTGGAAAAAATTTTAAACCTCTTTACTATCAGTAATCCATGGTTTAAAAAGTTCACCATCATCAGTCAAACAAATTAAATAATTTGTTCCTCTTCGCATTACAGTACCAATTCTTCCTGTTGACATTTGTTCAATCAAAGAACCTTCTTTAAAAATTTCCCCAGCAATATAATGCTCCCGAATATCTTCTGTAGCGATTTCGGGAAGTATATTTTTTACTTCGGTTACAAATTGCAAAAATGTTTTCATTTTATTTGTGTAATTGTTTGATGATTTTTTTGCTGTTTATTTTAATATAATCTAATCCAGCTTTTTTTAATTTGATATATTTATTTTTTTCACGTTTATTTTTTGCAATTAAGTCATCCATAAAAAAAGAAAAATAGAGATACAAATCAATCATTGCATCCCTATCATTTCTAATTACTTTTTTTTCTGACTTGTATGCATCTAAAAATTCATCTAGAATAGGAGTCAGAACTGTAAGCATTTTAACACATTATTTCTTTTATTTATTATTCTTCCAATGCAGATCCAATTGCATCATCAAGATCTGTAATTACATCTCTCATTTCAAAAATGCGAGGAGGAACACTATTTACATCATATGTGTATCCTTTTTGAGCTTCAAACAAAACTTGACGAACAGCAGCAGCTGCATGAACGTTCATTGTAATAGTTACTTCTTTTTTCACAGATCATCCTCCGCACGATTTTCAGAATAGTAAGGATCAAAAGATCCACCAGGATAACGCTTCTCAAGTTTAGTCACATTGCGAGCAATAACTTCATCAATAGAAATTTCTAAAGCCATACATGCTTGAGCAACATACCACATAAGATCACCAAGTTCAATAATCAAATGTTCTTTGTTGTCAAGATTCCAAGGCTTTCCTTGGAAAATCATTTTCTTAATAATCTCAAGAAACTCACCACCCTCAGCATTAATACCAACACCAGCAGTAAGCAGTCGTTCAATATTTGCTCCCTTTCCATCAAGCTCAACGATGCGATCAGAGAATGAAACAAAATCTCTAGATGCATCAGATGTTACAGCATCTACAAATTTTTGATATCGGCTAAAATTAATCTGTCGTTCCATAAAATTTTAGTAAGTAATAGTATTATAGAATAAAAAAATTAAAATGTCAAATTAAAAACATCTTTCAATCTAAATTTTTTCCAAAGTTCTTCATCAGTAGATGGTGTAAAATTTGGATAAATTTGCAGAAACGCTGCTAGGCTAATTCTATCATAAGTTTCAAACCAGTTTGTTTCAATATAAGGACTATGTAATGTAGTTGTTGGATAAGCCACTAATGTGTTATATTCCATTGGTATTACTTTTTCCATCTCAAAATTGTTATCACCCGTAAATTGTTTCCATGGCATAGAATTATTACTGTTGAAAGAATTCATGATGTGATACAATTCATTAATTTGCCCTAAAGACATATCAAACAAATTCATTTTATTTTTAAATGACCAAAAGCTTGTACCTCCTAACATATTTTCAGTTAAACAAACATTGACAGCTATATGTGTTTGAACTGATAATGGAAAAATAGAACAGTCTACATGTGGCAATTGATAAGAACAATTCATTTTACCATTAAAACAATTTACATACAAATCATAACATTGAACATCATTGCTTTGAAAAATATTAGCAAATTGTTTTGATATAAAAGATCCAAATTTAGGACAATGTGAACTGGGGAATCCTGCAGTTTTTCCTGGTCTCCAAGTTGGTTGTGAATCAAAGTATGGAAAAGAACGTATAAGATTTTTTAATTTATCTGGATATTTTAAAAAATCTCTAATGACCAAAACATTTTCTGTTCCTGCAGTAAATATCTCGTACTGTTTATTATTAACTTCTGTAGAATCTTTCCAAAGATCATCTATAGTTGTAATCATAATTAAAATTTAAATCCTTCAAATGCTTTAGATTTTGGTTTAGATTCAATCTCAACTTCTTCTTGTCCACTATCAAGTATATCTTTTTGAGCAGATTGTTCAATATCATAGAGACGCATTTTTGATCTATCAACTCCAATCAAAAATTTACGGTTTGCAGTTGGATCATTATAGCGATTCTTTAACTGTTTTACCAATATCTGCCCACGCTGCTCCAACTCTTCTGTGCTAATAAGGGCAAACATAAAATCAGCAGTAGCAGGAAGACCAAAGGACTCACTAGTATCAGTGAGTTCAATATTAGAGCTATTAAAACCTGAACGAGTAGTTTGGGTAGCCGTGACAATAGGTACATTATGCTCAACAGCAAGACCACGAAGCTCTTCAGCAATAGCTTTAACATAAGTATAACTATTAACTATGCTACCCTTATATCTAGATGAGGCACAAATGTTTAAGTAGTCTACAAAAATGATGTCTGGTTTGAAGCTTTTTTTCATGGACAATTCATTCAGCAAAGTTTTGAAATGTCCCACATGTGCAGATGCAGTTGGATACTCTTTGATGATCAATGTGCCAATACTTCTATTAACCAAACTTTGAATCTTCGTTTCAAACATTCGTTTAGGAAGTTCGGCAATAGATTTAATATCTACGTCTAAGAGATTTGCGTCAATTCGTTCAGCAATTTTCTCTTCTGCCATTTCAAGCGTAACGTACAAAACGTTCCGTCCTTGGAGCAACACGGAGCTAGCCAAGTGGCACATGAATAAAGATTTCCCGACACCTGTACCAGCAAGTACGACATTGAGAGTCTTGCTAGGTAAACCATCTTTGGTAATTTTGTTAAAGTATTCAAGATCAAAGGGGATTTTTTCTTCAGTTTTGTGATAGAAATCATATCGTTCTTCAAAGTTTTTTACATAGTCGTGACCAATATTATGGTCAAAAGATACTCCAAGTGCCTCACTCAAGATGTGAGGAATAGCATCTTTATTCTTTTTACCAGTGTCATCATCAACAATATGAACTGACTCCATAAGAGCCAGATAAATTGCTCGATCTTTACACCACTTTTCAGTAGAGTTTAAAAGCCAATCAAAGTCTGCTTCATCATCAGTAAGATTGCTGATGATATCATTACATTGTTTAAGTTGATCTTCTGAAAGATCTCTACGATTAGATACCTCAATCGAAAGAACTTCTTTAGTTGCTAGCTTATCATACTTTGCTATGAACTCATAAATTTCTTCAAAGATAATACGCTCAGCATACTCTCCAAAATATTCTTGACGAATAAAGGGAATTACCTTTCTACAATAATCTTCATTAAAAATTAAACTCCTTAAAATTGTGATTTCAATTCTGTCCATGTCAAATGTAATGAAGGTATGTGCTCAAAAGATACTTATCGTTACTAATTGGAGGATTACCTTTATGGGGGAACATCCAAAGAGGCGGGAAGATCACCAGTTTACCAGCTTCAGGCTTAATTGTCAAATCGGTAAACACAGTTTCACCACCCTCATCTACCGTATTCAAATACCAAAAGAATGAAAGATATCGTCTAGATGTCATATAATCTTGAACATCTACATGTGTATTAAACATGTCATTGCCATCATTCTTATATTTTTTAATTCTAAATTGCTCAAACCCATGTTGATGTTCTTTAGGAAAACAACGTCTTTCAACTAAATGGTAGTATTGTTTTAAATATCTACCCATATGAACCAAAGTTTGCCTTTGCAGTTCAACGGCTTCTGCGTTATGTGTTAATTCTGTAAGATTAAGTTGTGTAAAGGTTGGCTTTTTGTAATTATCAACTCTTTCTTGATTCTCAGGATTTGTTTCAAAAAAATTAATTAACGCATTGCACAGATCCAAAGGCAATGCATTTTCATGGACTTGGATTAAATCAATTAGAGTTACCATAAGAAAACTCCTTCTGAGCGATTTCATCAAGTGCTTGCATTACTTCTGGCGTAAAATATTTTTCAGGTTCTGCAAGAATTTGTTTTGCATAAATTTTCTTACCATCCATCTCATAACGCCCCGCAACATTCTTCCAGAGTCCGCCGAGTTCCCCGAGTTCCAGAAGACCATAATAGCGATCAAGACCACGCTCATCATAAAATAAACGGACTTCAACTTCTTGATTCTCCTTACTCAAACGCGACTTTTGAGTTTTAGCACGAATAATATTTCCAACAACTTCTTTCCCATCCTTTTCCTTTGACTTTGAAAGATAAATGATAGTTGATGATGCATATTGCAATCCAGAACCACCTGACATTTGTTTTCCACCATACAAACTCATCGATTCGTATGTATGATTCGTCACTATCATAGGGATACTTGCCTGCCCCAACTTCAAAGTCAACATACGAAATGCACCTTTTATAAGCTGTGATTTAGTCATATCACGAACTTGTTTATCATTCAGTGCATCGGTAATTTCTTTCTCAGTTGAAAGCATACCCAAAGAGTCTAACACAAACATACAGGGTTTGCGTTCTGTTTCAGGTTTTTTTAAGTACATGTCAACCGCTTTTAGTGCTTTAGTGCGAAATTCTTCTACGGTGACAACATTAACCACGACAAGACGAGATGTGTCGATGTCGCGTGACTCCAAGAGTGATTTGGTAATAGCGGATTCAGTATCAAAGTAGAGACAATAACCATCGGAGTTATTATCAAGAAAATTCTTAACCACAGCGAGAGAAAAGAAAGTCTTTCCAGTACTAGACTCTCCAGCAATAGCAGTAATCTTATTCCCAGATACACCACCAAATATGCTACCTGAAACCAGTGCATTAAAAATGTACGAACCTGTGTCAACATAAGTCTCCGTCTCGTCAATATCAGAAGCAAGCTTGGTGTACTCGCCACCAACTTCTTTTACAATTTCTTTAAGAAAGTCCATAATAGTTTAAGCAAAAAAGTCTTCTAGTGAACCGCGTTGTTCTGTTTTCCAACCAATACAATCTAATACAGATTTTAGTGGATCAAGGAATGATTTGTCAAATTGTAGAGAATAATCAATATAGCTTTCAGCAATGATTTCTTTTGGAAACTGCTGAATAAATGAGATTACATTTTCTCGGATTGGGTTTTGTTTTTTAAGGTAACAGTATTTAATTTTTTCACCATTGTTAATTATAGCATACTTGTTCGTTAATTTTTTATCTCGGATGTAATGATTAAAAAGCAAAGATCCTCTAACATGAATTGGAGTTGATTTCTTGTAAATGGTTGACGTGGATTTCCATTTTTCAACATCACTTGCGGTTTTTGGAAATGCAATTTGATCTACAGGTAGAGTCGGAAATTCTTTTTTAAATGTTTCAATAAACTTGACTACCTCGTCTTCAGTAGATGTCATGATAAGTTTAAAAGCTTCTTTAATTTTAGCTCTACACGCCGCTGGAGTAGATGATTTAATAGCCTCCAGACCCATAATTTTTAATTTAGGAGCTTCATATCTAACTCCTTCACTGTCCCATACGTTGAGCATATATCGTTTTTTGGCTGTCCAAATACCACGATTAGCAATGTTCTCACGCTTCATGAACATCTTTTGTTCGTAAGCATTTACATATTGAGATAGCTCTTGATACGATTGATCAATAAATGGTTCAAACTTTTCCTTACAAATTTTATCCAAGAAGTTAACAATCTTAGTATCATCTGTTTCATTTGGGAATAACTTTGATACCAAGTTCCCAAGATTCAAATAGATTGAATCAGTATCAACAGCAATCACATAATCTTTATTTTCACTTTTTAAAATTTTATTCAAATAACCATTCATTTTATTTTCAATCCAACGGATTGAAACTTGTCCAGACAGTGTAATTGCTTCTGCATTTGCAAGTTTATAGTAACGAAAATATTCATTACCAATAGCACCATAAGCAGAGTTCAACTGGATTTTTCTTGCCATCTGAATGTTATTGCAGCGGGCAATTTCTTTAATCAAATTTTTATCTTTAGTTTTTTCGTATTGTTGTTTTGCCTCAAGCATTTTTTTCTTATAGATTACTCGATCTTGATAAATCTTATCCATAAGTTTTGGTAGAAATCCTCGTTTTGTTGTATCAAAGAATGCTCCGTTTGCACAAACAGTTTGTCCTTTAAGATCAGACAAATCCAACTCTTTGTTCAAAATTTTATCAACACTAATACTTGGATGTTTATGATCTTGCAGTGTTTCTGGTGAAATGTTATATTGCATAATCAAGTGTGGATATAGACTGTTTAAGTCAAAACTTACCACCCAATCATATCTACCAGGAATCGGTTCTTTAACATAAGCTCCTGCATACTGAGCATCTTTTTTACCATCCACTTTTGGTGGAATAACAATATCTTGTTTTTTCAAGTAGTTATAAATGATGCTATCCCACATTTTTACTTGAGAAAAAACATCGGTGTAATTAACCTTAGCATCATATGCCATGGTAATTGCCAATTCAATTAACTTCATCTTGTCTTCCAAACGGTCAACAAGTTCTACGTCAACGATGTTGTACTCTACAAATTTCTGCCAATCTTGAGTATAAAAATCTTTGAAGGTTTCAAACTCAGAGTGATCAAGTTTTTTTTGTCCAAGCTCAACAAAAGCAATATGATCCAGTCGATAAGATTCTTGGTTTGAATAAGTAAACTTCTTATACAAATCCAAATAATCTAATACTGTAATACCCCCAACATCATAAACAATATTTGATCTTCCATTAAGAGTGACTTCATTACGAGTCAAAAGTTTCCATGGAGAGATACGACGAGCATCACGTTCTCCAAACAGTCGATCAATACGTCCACACAAATATGGAATATCGTACAAAGAACAGTTCCACCCTGTTATAACTTCAGGATAATTATTTTCCCAAAAGTACAAAAATTTAATAAGCAAATCTTGTTCATCTTTACATTGAATGTAAGTCACATTATCTTGCTTATTGATGAATGTCTTTACACCCCATGTGGTAATTTTTTTGGACGCATAATCTTGCATCGAAATTGTGAGAAGTTCTTCGGCACAATCTCTAACATTCGGAAATCCGTTTTCTGAGGCTACCTCAATATCAATTGTTGATATTTTAATTTTACTAATATCAAACTTAATTTCATCTTCAGGATAGTTATCAGAAATATATTGATAGATGAATCTATTATTGCCGTAGATGTCAAAATTTTCAACATCTTCATATTGACGATAAAACTCTCTACAATCCTTCACCAATCCAGGTTGAATTGGTTCTACATACTTACCGTCGAGAGTGGTGTACTTTGTTGGCTTTTGAGATAAGACAAAGAGTGTTGGAGAATATTTTTCTCTGAACTGAAAGTGATCGCCATTATTATAACCGCGAACGAGAAACTCATTTCCAATCAACTGAACATTAGTATAAAATCTCATCCAGCAGTGATCCCATCATACTTACTCAGTATGTTATCAGAGGGATCGTAAATTGTCAAGAACTTATCCGAAGACATTAAAATTTCTGATTGACCACAATGTTTTGGAAAGGTTTCCAAATAACCAGTTTCAGTAATTGTGAATGGATTTACCAACTTACAGTTAGGCATTCCATACTCAGCAACAATTTCTTCTATCTCAGAAATTACATACAGACCATTCTCAAATAAAATGCATTTAACGACACGCTCTGATTTCTCTTCTTGAAGTTGTTCATCCATGTCAATTGTTTCATAATCATCCATAAAAATCTCCTATAATGAAAGTTCTTTTACTTGCTTAGATGTTATATAGTCTGAAAACTTAGTCAGATATCCATTGTTTCTTAATTCTTTAAACACAAGATTTTCAATTGAAAACTCACCACCTTTTCTAATAGCAGCTTGCCTCATCATTCTAAGTTTTTCTTTCAGTCTTTTCATCTCCATTATATCATTAGATTTGCCAGAAATAAACAAATCAATTTTATCCATCAAATCATGAGTTTTCTTTTTTAAAAGTTTAGTATCTACCCCAGGGTTTTCATACTTTGGTTGGGCTAACCACTTATTATATTTTACAGAATAAACACCTTGATTTGATGGTCGTTCAGTTCCTTCTTCTTCAGCATAAAGTTCAACATCATGTCCATAAATTTTAATGTCATGTGTCAAAGCCCAAAGTTGTTTTTTATCTCTTAAATAATCATCAATAAGATCTGGACAGTCTGGTAGTTTGTTTTTATCAACAACCAAATGTAGATCTATATCAGAATACTCGGTATAATTATAATTTGCATTTCCACCAACAACAATCATATCTTTGATTGCACTAGTTGGTATATTTGCAAACTCTGCCCATGCTTGCCCTATTCGGACAAGTTTCATTTTAACTTCAGGTTTTAATTTAGTATTATTCCAGATCTTCTGATTAAGTTGATCGTGATATTTAAAAGTTATTTTTTGCTCAAGAAACAACTCTAAGTTCATTTTTATTTTTATTTATGGAAAGGGGGGAATGGATGATTCTGACCATCCTTCCCCCAAGCGCCGACGATATTCAAATATATTTAGAGATAATCTTTGCGAGCATGATGTTCTGGTATAATTTTTCTCAATTCAACAACCAATAGTCCGTCTTCAAATTTAACTTCTTTCACTTCGGTATCATCTGCCAACGTCCACGCTCTTTTGAAAGATCGTTGAGCCAATCCCTTATGGATGTAGTTGGAATCGGATTCTTTATCCTCCTTTTGTCCTTCGATAAAAAGTTTTCCATACTCGGTAAACACACGGATTTCTTCCTTTTTAAATCCTGCAAGTGCGAGTTCTAAACGAGACTCAGTATTACTTAGTTGAACAAGATTGTATGGAGGGTAATTTGATGTAGTTTCATGAACTTTAAACAGTCTATCAAAATATTCGTCCATTCCAATACTATTGCGAGTAATTCTATCCAACAGGGTAGGAAGATCCGCAGTAGTATACCTTGTGAGATTAGTCATTATGGTAGCTCCTTTAAAAGCGAGTTTGTGTTTTATGGATCCTTTCGGCATCCAATACTATTTAACCATAATAGCAAAAAAAGAGGTGCGGTGTAAACCGTACCTCTTTTAGGGTGTTCCGACTTTCGTAGAGACCGCACGAAAGGTCTCATATTTATTTATACTATTGTTTGTTCAGGATGTGTATAAAAATTTCCTCTAGGAAATACATTAAAAGATATAGAATATCTGTCTTCTTCTAATTGATAAGTTGGAACTGAATGAAATACATTAGATGGAAATAACAATAAACACCCAGAATTTTCTTGCACAACATTAACTTTTTCTGCAAATGCAGTTCCATAATGTTTATAGTCAAACGCAAAAAATGGAAAAGGTCCTTGAATTTCTCTAGAAAATACTGTGACATTATTTGGTGTCACACTAACAACTCCACTCATTACCGAAGTTAAATGTTTGTGAAAATTGTGAAATTGACCTGTCTTAGTTTTTGTTGCCCAAGAACTACTAATTTCAAATTTACAATCTTGTTCTTTTAATATAAATTTTTTAGCATAAGTATCAATGTGATTTTGTACAAATAATTTTAAATCTGAAAAAACTTCTAGATTTAAAATTTGATTGTCTTTAGTCACGTAATTATGTTCTGCCTCAACATAATCTGCTTCCTTTAAAAAATTTAATTGTTCATTATTAAATTTAAATGTTTCTTCTTCACCATCTACAAAATAAAGTGGTGTTGAAAAAATTGGTATTACATGTTCTTTGTAAGTCATTCTTCAACTTTTCTTTTTTTACCAATATTGTACTTAGTTTCTAAAGTCCACTCATCCTTTTCTTTATAAGAAAGAACTTTAATTTGATTAAGTGGAGCAATATCCGTAATTTTATCCACATTTACAATCGTAATTAAACCCCAATCAGCAAGCAATTGAGCAATACGATTGCGACGTTGAACATCGTTAACTGTAAGATTGGCATGTTTACCGTCCAATGCAAACAATTCTTTAAAATGTACAATAAAATATTTACCTTGCTTATGAAGAATATGACAAGACTGGTATAGAGTCTTTTCTTTTCTACTAGCTACGCCAATACGAGTAAGCGTCTCACGAACCTTTAGAAAATCATCAGGCTCATTAAGAATTACCTCGACCATCTGGTCTGGTGTCCAATTTACTTCAGGTTCAGTTACAACACTCATTTTGATCCCCCAACATCAAGTTTTGATTTAATAAAGTCGATTTGTTCTTTTGTAAGAAGGTTCAAAGCCTGTTGTGCCTTTTCATTACTATAGCCATAGTAAGATTTGACGCATTCAAGATCTTTGATTTTATCCTTTCGGAGCCAAGGAGAATATCTTTTCCTTTTCCTCACAATATTTATATAAAAGTCATATTGAAGCTTTTTATCTAAGCCATGATTCATATTCATGGCATTAGCAAACATTACACAATCAATATGACCAGCCATACATTTGTTTATAATGAATGGAGGATAATCTTTTTTTAAAGAAGGATCTTCATCGATAAGATTATTTTTTGTCTGATTAATAGAATTTAACCAATCTTTTAATTCTGTCTTCATTTAAAATTACACTCTACCATTAACTCAGTCAATGCGGCTAATAAGTTAATTTCTTGATCAGCCACGAACGCACATTGGTATTGATACTTAGCAATAACAAGCACGGCAGCAGGGATAGAGGCGGGCACAAGGCAGTTATAACAGGAGTCATAAATCCCGCGAAGTAGATTAGAAGGATCGTTGTCCAGGTTGGAGACCACCCACTTTCTAACTTCAGTAAAGTTTTTATCTTTGAGATATTGAATAAGTTCATCAGTATTTGTTTCAGAAAATGATACTAAAATTCCAGAATCAATTTCTCCACCAACAGAGTAACGTTGACATTCATTAAGAACACGTCTCCAATCAGGGTAATGTTTCTTAATTAGTTTGGCAAGGACTTTAGGATCGTATCGTACACTTTCTTCATCCAAGATGTTCTGTAAACGCTTGAAGAAGGATCCTGCCAACTGGGCTTTTTCTTGTCCTCGGATTCCAAACTCCACAACGGCGCAACGGGAATGGAGGGGTTCAATGATTTTGTTTTTATAGTTACAGGTAAAGATGAAGCGGCAATTGTTAGCAAATTCCTCAATAGAAGCCCGTAAGAGGAGTTGTACATCTGCGGTTGTATTGTCTGCCTCATCAATAATGATGACTTTGTGTTTAGCAGTTGACGAAAGCGAAAGGGTCGAAGCGAAGTTTTTCGCATTGTTTCGGACAGTATCGAGGAATCTACCTTCGTCGGATCCGTTAATGACATAATAGTCTACTCCCAATTCATGACACAATGCCTTTGCCACTGTGGTTTTGCCAACGCCAGCAGAACCAGCAAGAAGCAAGTTTGGTATTTCGCCCTTATTTAGAAAGTCTTTAAAAGTTTTTTTAATATTCTCTGGGAGAATACATTCTTCAATAGTTTTAGGTCGATACTTTTCGACCCAAAGGAAATCATTATGCATAATTAATTTTAATCAAATTTTTTCAAATAAGAACTTGGAATAACCTCCCACCATTCTTTCCCATCAAAAATATACAACTTGTGTGTATTTTTGTCCAGGAAAAAGTCACCTTCAAACATTTTAACCAAAGGTGGAATCAGGCTCAAGTGCAATGTAGTATACCACATCCATGGCAGTATTGACAAATCGTGCCATCTTAGGAGCAGACACAACTACCTCATATTTGCCAGGAAGAATTTTCATGTTCTCAACCTTAAAGTTAAATACAAAGGTCGATTCAGTTTCACCAACGTTAATTGAAAATTCATTAGAAGTAGAATTTTCTTTGTCTCTAACAAGAAGACTTACAGTGCTCCCATCTCCAATAGCAGAGATATCTTCAAGACCGTACACAGAGGCGGCTTTAATTAGTTTATCGAGTTGATCAGAAGAAAGATTGAAGCATACATCTTCACTAGGAAGAGCAATGGATTTTTCAGGAGGACTTACAATAACAGAAGGATCTGCAAAATAATACTTGGTAGTATTGCCACCACCTTTAATGAGAAGATGACTATCACTATTGAACACGAGTTCTGGGTCTGGGTGAAGAGTGATGCCACTCAGAAATTGATTAAGATCATAAATACCAAAATCTTTAGGAATCTCTTCACTAATCACAGCTTCTGCAAAAATATTTTTCATTACAGAAATTGTACGAATCTTGTTACCACTTTTAAACAGAAGAGACTGATTGATGCTGGCAAAGTTCTTTAGAAGTGAAGCTGTTTTGTCGGAAATTTTCATGGGTTCTCTAAGTTTCATAATCAACGGAATTCAGTCAAGCCATTATCTTTGCGAGAATAATGTCCATCAAAGTGGAGTAGAAGCATAGCATAGTGAATCACTTTGAGCAAATCACGCTTATTGCGTCCATCTTTATCACCATAGCGGCTACCATACTTCAAAATGTTTGCCTGACAAAAATGTTGTGCCAGGTCTTTTGCTGCCATCAAGTCAATTGTTTGAATGTCCTTGTAAGCATCATTGTGTCCACAATAGTGACTGTTATAAGTCCCAGTCACATAATCCTCAATATCTTTGAGGATTTTGTCTTCATTATATTTCCAAAGATTGTTTTTGGTTTCAGTCATAATAATTTTCTCAAGATTTAGTGTTCCATCTCCACCATCGGAGAGAGTGAATTGAAAAGGATATTCGTCCATAATAAAAATAGAGAGGCATAATTTACCTCCCCCAATTATATCAGAATACTTCCACCGAGTCAACTTGTTCGGTAGGCATTTGGAAATCGGCATCTACCTTATCGTACAGTTCCAGGAAGGACTGTTTAGTGGACTCATCAAAGCGATTCACGCACACTTCAATAGCTTTGCCACGATTACCAAAGATGCTGTAGGCACGAATGATGTGAACCAAACGACGGGTGCTGATGATTTCTTCAACGCCACCATCGTAAAAAGTTTTACGGATGTTGTCAGCCCAATCCACCAACAGTTTGCAGAAGTCACGGTCTTCCACACCAAGATCCAAAGCAATGCCTTCCAGAATTTTCTGTTCAATCTTGGGAGCAGGATATTCCTGTTCAAAAGTTACAGGGAAACGCTCAAGGAATGCTTCGTTGAGAACATTAGTGCCAATAAAACGACCATCATCAGAACCCTTACCTTTGGTGTTGGCAGTGGCAATCACATTAAAACCAGCAGCAGGTTTCACGAAACGACCAATCTTCTTAAGGAAAACACCCTTTCCTTCTAGCACGGATTGGAGGCAGAGAATTTTGTTTGAGGCAAGGTCAATCTCGTCGAGGAGCAGGATCGCTCCACGCTCCAATGCTTCGATGACGGGGCCATTATGCCATACAGTAGCACCATCCAGAAGGCGAAACCCACCAATAAGATCGTCTTCATCAGTCTCAATAGTAATGTTTACACGAATCAGTTCTCGACCAAGTTGAGCACATGCTTGCTCCACCGAGAACGTTTTACCGTTACCCGAAAGACCCGTAATGAACGCAGGGTAAAAGATACGGGACTGAATAATTTTTTTAATATCGTTAAAGTTACCAAACTTGACGAAGGTATCATCTTTGTCAGGGATAAGATTTTGTTCTACAGCAGGCAGAGCAGCAGGTGCTTGATATGCCTGTTCCATTTTGCCGATAACGCTAGGGGTCACTTCCAGATTCCAACGACCACGTTCGGTCTTGTACTGCTCCAAACGACGAGTTACGGTTGGATACGAAAGATTTTCCATGGCACAATAAGCCTTCACATCTGCAGCAGTAATCTCCGTACCATACAGAGACTTAAGTTTTTCAATCATCTGTGAGTCAGTCATAATAAGTTTGCGAGGCATTTAAAGTGTTGTGGTCAACGGAATGAATATAGTCGAAAAAAAGGGGGCTGTAAAGCCCCCAGTAGACAGTCTTAAAAGTGTCCACTCAACGCATAGATGGGTTTCTTTCAGCAGCACTCATTGATCCATGATCTCTAGGATCATCATCATCTTCTCTGTCTCTCATTTGCTTTTGTCTTTGCTTTTTCATTTTTAAATTTTTCTGAGTCTCCAAATCAGCATCAGATTTCAATTGTGCTCTTGCAGTTGAAGAACTACCTTTCCCCTTTGCTTGCAATTTGTAAAATAATTTAGTCACAGCAGCCTCATCTAAACAAGCCATCATATTTAAAGCTTCTGCATTGGTATTCACAAAACCTTCAGAAACTAAGTACTCTAGAATAGCATCAAAATAATCAGCACGATCCTCCTTCATTTTTGTGGTGTACTTTTTACCTTGAAATTCAAACTCAGACTTACCAGCCTTTCTAGCACCTGCAAAAGCAGTGTCAAATGCTTGGGCAACGGTTCCAACTTTTTTAGGTCCAACAATCTTAGGGCCAACTGCTAGACGATTTCTAATTTTACCATCCGAATCCATTGTGTTGTACTTGTTGATGCTGGATTCGGGCTTTGACTTTTTTTCAGCATCCTTAACAGCAGGAGCAGCAGCACTAGCAGCTACACCAGCAGCTGCGGCTCCAGCCATAGCTCTTCTAGCTACATTTAAAGCATCAGCTCCGCCAGTCATTCTAGATGCTTTTGGTTTTACGCCAGAGCCAGGAGCAGCCTGAGCAGCAAGTCTTTGGGTTCTAGCATCACCACCAGGGCCTGTAGCTCTGAACGGCATTCCAGCGTCTGTAGGAGTGCGTCTAGGAGCTGTTGGTGTAGAGGCTACTGGGGATCTTCCTGCAGGCAATGCGGGTCTAGAAATAGCAGTATCAATTTTCTTTTTGAACTGCATTGTTGCATATTTACCAGGAAGTTCAGTGGTAGCTGCTGGTCTTGCAGATCTTGCACTTCTAATTGATGATGAAGCTGCAGCTCCTCTTACAATAGATTCTGGTTTTCTGCCAAGTGCCGTTCCAGCGGCAAGACCAGCTTTTGATCTACCTGCAGAACTTAAAGCATTAATGACACCTCTAACTGCCATCGAACCTACACCTTCAGTTAGATATTCTGAAATATCTACATCAAGTGCTTCTGATAATTCAAATAAGAAATCTTGAACAAGATTTGTTGAGAGTAGATCTTCAGCAAAAGTTTTTGCCTCTTCAAGATCTTCAATGCAATATTGAAGTAACAAACTGGTTAAATCTTCGGAAAGATTATACTCAGTATTATATACTTCGTTATAAGCTTCTAGTAAGTTCATCCCGCTATAAAACGCTTTTTTTTATTTATAAAAAAAGAGGGGGACTAGCCCCTCAAGCAATAAGTTGAACAAACTCGTTAAGAACTTTCTTATTCAGTTTTTTAGAACTCATATATTTTTTGAAAGCATTGCGAATTTCAACTTTCGATGCATTGTCACTAACTTTAAATTCAACATCATTAGATAGAGAATTAGAAGAAATTCCAAAATAAACGTGGTAACCTTTAGTACGAATAGAGAAGGTTTTTTGCTTTTTCCAATCTGCTTGAAGTTTATCAAATTCAGATTGGTTGTGGCGGTGATAGCGTCGCATGAATGATTGCGCTTCACCAGAAGCAAGAAGACGCATACCGATAAAACTCACATCTGGATAATGATTGCGAAGATAGCGAATAAGCATATCCGTAAACTGAGTGTAAGTATCAAGTTCTTCATCTCCAGCATAAACATTACCAGTTTTACGATCACGAAGGAAACACTTGTTGGGATGGAATTGACGAATCCCCATATAGGGTTCTTCTTTGCGAGTAACAGAAACACAGTAGTTCAAAGGACAAGCTTCTCCATCAGTGAGAATAAGTGTGTGAACTTTTTGAACTTTATTTTGTTTTTGAAACTCAGGAATAATTTGATTAAGAGCAATCAAAGATTCGTTTAAAGGAGTTCCAGAAAGACACAAACGACTAGGAACAGCATAAGTATTATTCCAATAACGATTACCAAGCTGTCGAACAACACGAAAGATAGCAAGCATTTGAGTATCCAGTTCCAAATTTTTAGTCTTGCTAGTAAACAAATTCATCAAGGCAAAATCTGGTTGAATAAAAAGATTACCTTCTTTCTTTTCATGATGTGGTTTGGGAACTACAGGACGAGAAAACTCATCATAAGTTACACAACGCCATTCGTTTGTGAAGGCATAAACCTCAAAAGGAATAGAAACTTTTTTACAGAACCAAATCAAATTGTAAAGTTGCTTGATTGTATCTTCAAGAACTTTGTCCATCGAACCAGACCAATCGAGAATAAAGATCAGTCCATGACTTTTGCCATCAGCAAGCGTAGTAACTTTTTTGAAAAGATCTTCATTAAATTTGTAGGTGTGAAGCTTGGTACAATCAAGAACACCAGTGCGAGCAGTAGAAGCACGAGCATAAGAATCTGCTGCCTTGCGACACTCAAACTCTTTGACCAGATAGTTAACTTCTTTCTGTGCAGACTTTTTAAATTCTACATAATCCCGATCAACAAACTTAAATGCGTCTTGGAATTTAGTATATCCGTTTTCAATAAATTGTTCTTCTTGCTTTTTCCAATGTTTCTGAAGTACATCATGAACATCTTGATTTGGTGCAATGATAGTTTTAAGATCAAGAGTAGGAAGTTCGGTATAAACATTTTCATCTGCCCAAGTGCTGTTGTTGGTGAGTTCTTCAATAGCCTCACGAAGACGTTGATCAGTTTTGATTTCTGGTGCATTATGCTCACCACCAACGTCACTGGCTTGAGTTTCTTTTACTTTATCAGAAGATTCTGAATCTTTGATTTCGCTTTTGTTTTCAGACTCACCCTTTTCTTCGGATTCAACAAGTTCAATCTGCTGCTGCTGATCACCAGCTTCTTCACCCTTCTCAGTCAAAGAAATAGAAGTTTCAATATCCTCTTCATTTTCCATTTGGAAAAGCTTGTACATTTCTTCTGCTGCAACAAGAACATCAGCAAAAGTTTCACAGGTCTCAATAAGATTAAGCAAGTTTTTTTCACGTTCGATAAAATTTACATCAATAAAATTACCCACTTTGAAGTGAAGGTTTACACGGTCAGGCAAACTATAAGTATTATGATCTTCTTCCCCAATACCAAAAAAATCCTCAGACTGAAGTTCTTTGTAACCATTAAACATAGTCTTAGAAAGACCACCATAACGGCGCTTCATCAGTTTCTCGATGCGAGCATCTTCCACAATGTTCACATACGAAGGAGGAATCTTGGCAACCTTTGTCCAATCTTCATCTGGAGTGTACAAAGCGTGTCCAACCTCATGCGCCACCAGCATGTCGTATACGGCGTTAGAAGCCCGTTCCCAGAGCGGTAAGGTCAAAACACGAGTATGGACGTTAAAACACGCTGTAGAGACCTTCTTGTGCTCTACAATGAGGTCTTCAGTAGCGAGCAGACGAGCAAGCTGACCTTTGATTTCGTAGTTGACAGCCATGGAGATTTGTTTGAACTAAACCTATAATACGAAAAAGACCCACCTTTCGGTGAGCCCTTGTGACAGTTTTTCAACCGTCCTATTAAGTTTTTAGCTCGCGCCTTTGCTTGACGCATAGCTTGAGGTTTGAGATGGCGCTTCTGCTCCTTGCGAGAGTGATGTTGCCAGTTTGGAGTGTTAGTCATGTTGTCTCCAGTCTTCTGGTTTGTCTTGAGTAAACCATTCCACTATATCATCAACACTACCAAATCCAGAGATTCCTTTAGATTCGTGTCCAATCTCACCAATATCAAGTTGGTTCAAAAAATCATCCATATCTCCCTCCCGCATCTCTGGATTTGATGCCTTTCTACGTGCTTGTCTAAGAATCGTTGCTGCACTTCTATTTGATTTTGCTAACTTCTCTGCCCAGATCATGTCTTCTAAACTTACCTCTTCGTCTTCAACGATTTTATTACAAATTGCTTCTAAACGAAGTCTGTATTGTGTAGACAGCATATAGGAATACTATAATTTAAATTATTTAGACTAGGCGGCTAAAGCCTTTTACTTTATCAAATTTTATTACGTTCGTAAATTTATCATGCAATTCTGCTTTGTGAGAAATAACAAAAATATTAGCATCTTTAATAACGTAACGAATAATTTTCAAGAACTCATCAGTACCAAATCCATCAAGAGAACTATCAAACACTTCATCCATAATTAATAGATTAGTGTTAACCGAGTTTTTAAGTCTGGCTACTTCTCTCCAAGTGAAAAGAAGAGCCAGATCTATTCTCATTTTTTCTCCTTCACTGAAAGAGGAATACGAAAAGTTTTCGTGAATTGGTGATTTAATTTTTTCATTGAATTCTTCATCAAGACTAAAATTAATGTAGAAGTCAAGCATCTGCAGATACTTATTAACCTGTTGATTAATTAGTGGCAGATAATGTTTAATGATCTTAGTCTTTACCCCACCGTCTTTAAGAAGAAGATAAATGAAGTCGTAGTAACTTAAGGAGTCTTTTTGTTTGGAAAGATTATTTTGAATCTCACCCAAAGATCTCTGATATGATTCTAACTTGTCATGTTCAATATTTTGATTTTCAAGTTGTTCGGTAGTCTTTTGAATTTCAGATTGTAATTCTCGAACTTGTTGTTGGTATCCAGAGATTTTAGTATTGTTGTGAGAAATTTCATGCGTTAAAGATGTTACCTCTTTAGAAAGGGCAATAAATAAACGCTCTCTTTCCTCTTCCTCTTTAATTGCTTTCTCCAGGTCTTCATAGCCTGTTCGCAACTCCTTCGCTTTATTTTGAGCGTTTGCAATTCTATCTAGGCGAAATCTTTCATCAATATCTTGAGTACAAGTTGGGCAAACCGTATTCTCTGTAAAAAACTTGTGCTCGTTTGTAATGATTGATACTTTTTGAGAAAGTTTCCCCTTTAAGTTTCCAAGCTTACGAAGCTTCTCTGTAGGATTAGAAAAGTTTTCCAGGTCTTGTGTTATAGAATTTAATTTTTCTTGAGTAATTTTATTATCAGCAACTGTAACTTCTTCCTGACTAAGAACATCGTTGATCTTGATCATCTTATCATCAATATCTTTTTGACCAAGTTCTTGAAGTTGTGTGATAAAAGATTGTTGCATGGAAATTTTTTCTTCCATGGAATCTTCTTTAAGTTCTAAAATTTTAATTTGATCTTTAGTTGTTTTTAACTTAGTCTTAATAACATCATTCATCGATGAAAATATTTTGATGTCAAGAAGATCTTCAATAACTTCTCTACGCCCTGCAGCAGGAAGTTGCATAAAGGGTACAAAACTACTAGAACCCAGGACAACGATTTGAGTAAAGGACTTGTAGTTTAGTTTTAAAATATTCTGTTCTAAATGTTTCTGATCGTCTTTAGAGTCTGCATTCTGAGGAAGCTTTTCAGTGTTTTTATAAATTTCAAATACCGTTGGCTTCATGCCTCTAACAACTTTATATTCATTGTTAGCGATATTAAATTCAATCTCTACTAAGCAATCCTTATCATTTTGAGAATTGATTAGCTGCGGTTTATTAATCTTTCGGAATGGTTTATTAAAAAGACCAAATGTTAAAGCATCAAGAACCGTAGATTTACCAGCACCATTTGTACCAATAATCAACGTGTTTTCAAATTCATTTAACTTAATCTCAGTCCAATGATTGCCTGTGCTGAGAAAGTTTTTCCATTTAATCGTCTTGAATGTAATCATGATAATCAGGGGGAATCAATAAATCGTCAGAGTCAATAATCAAATAAGTGTAATTGTTTGCTTCGCAAATTTTTATAGTCTTCTTCTCTTCTACTTCGATGACTTCCAACTCTGGATAATCATTTGCTTCTAAAAGACCAACATATCTTTCGGCATCATCTTCATCAGAAAATAAATAAAGAACTTTTTGCCCGAATTCATTTTCCACTGCATAGAGACCTTCACTAACATTGTCTTTTAAAGCTATGACATACATTATCCTACCTCACATGCTTCTCTATAAATTTCCTCTATGTGGTGCATTATTGTTTTTTTGTTTAGAGAGATATCAGAATCCTCAACATATTTGTTTAGAATTGAAATAGTATCTTCAATTTGAGTAAGGTCTACATCATCAACATCGTTGACTGAAAAATTTTCAATTACTTTAACTTCGTGACAATCAGACGCAAGCAACTTATCAAGAAAATGATTGTATTTGGCTTGATTTGTTTTCTTGTCAACAATTAACTTAACATATTTATTTGCACATTCTCTGAAGTCATACAGCTGATGATTTGTATCGCTGTAATTAATCTTCTTGAAAAGTTCAAATGGATTATTGATTGTAGTTAACTTTAAAGTTTCAGTATCAAAGATGTGAAATCCTCGATTGTCATCACAATCATTCCAATACATTTGATAGGGATTTCCCAGGTAAAAGATTTTTCCGTTATTAGATCTTGTATGATAGTGCCCAGAAAAAACTCTTTTAAATTTAGAGAAGATTTGAGGATCTAGCCCAGTGTCTTGAACCATTCCACGATACATGGAAAACCCACTTAACTCTAAATGTCCCATCGCTACTTTTGCTTTGGTACTCTCAATCATTCTCATTGTGAGACTTTCATTTTCTTCGTTAATCCAAGGAATAAAAAGAATTTGAAGATCACCAACTACAAGTTCAGTTGGTTCATGAATCTTAGTTACGTTATCATATTTGTTTAGAAGAATATCTGCTGTATTGAATTGATTGGTATTTTTATAATAAGCGGTATGATTACCAATGACAGTCCAGACATGAACTTTCATCTTTTCCAATCTATCGTAATAATTTTTCTTTGCCCAATCAAGGCTCCATAAATCAATTACTTTACGACTATCAAAAGTATCTCCAAGATCAAAAACCATAGAGATGTTTTCTTTTTCTAGTGTTGGAAAAAACACTTCATTGTAAAATTTTTGGAAGTAATCATGGTAAATTTTACTTCCTTTTTTAACGCCAAAATGCTGATCTGTAATAATAGCTACTTTCATCAGTTATACGTCATTTTTTGATGGACATTACTTTTAATAGTATTGTAATCAGAATCACTAGAGTCTAAAATATTTCCATCAGAAACAAACACTTCGTCAAATCCAGATTGCTCTAAAATTTTAGTTTTAATATCTAGCTGACGCTTTTCTTTTTCAATTCTACGAAGGAATGCATAGTAAATAATTTGAGTAAAGTATGCGAAGGGATTGCCACGATTGATATCAAAGTTATCAATATACTGAACACAGTTTTCTACACCATCACATATCATGTCTTCACGGAACATGTAGTTGACAAAATTTGGTTTGTATGATAGGTGTGTTGCAATCTTGAGGAAACACTCACCAATGTATCTTGGGATACGTGGTCTTGGGTCACCTCGATCCTTTGCCTTATTGACTGATGTTTTGAAGTCAGTCAGTGCCTCAAGGAACTGTTTGTTATTGACGTAGTGTTCTGCATTAGCCCTTCGTTTAGCCATAATTCGATCCGTTAGTGGTCTTATTCTAACATAAAAAGGGGGACTTGACAAGACTCCCGAATATGGCTATAATACCTTTGCTAAGGTTGATAAAAATATCTTTATTAATTATTAGAGGATTTATAGAGTTTCTCTAAGTCTTTTCTGTATTCCTCTAGTTTAGATATGTATCCCATCTTTCTAGTAGGTTTTATCTTACCAGAACCAAACTGTACTTCCTTTACATATTGATCATAGACAGAGATTATCTTTTCATCTGTAACCTCACACATTGTAATAACATCATCCATATCAACAAAGTGCATTGTCTCTCCTGCATATTTAATCCAAGGTTCAACACGTACAACTGTACCTAATGGAGTATCATGTTCTTTCATAACAATAGGATTATCAAGAATTAAAATGATACCAGTATCTTCATCTGATGCACATACGGAAGAAATTACTTCCTCACCTGTTCTTAACTTTATAGATGCTAAGAAATCGTCTTCTATCATTTTTTCATACTAACTGTAACAATTTCATAATTAAATGATTCTTCATTATAAATTTTAATTCTTTCCATAAGATGATTAAGAGTATAGTTTCTTAGATTTTTTGTTGAAATGTCATCAGAGATATCATAAAGAACAGCTTTTTCTTTTTGATTTCCTTTTCTTAATACTCTACCAATACTTTGAAGATTTCTGATTCTTGATTTGGATGGTGAGGCAAAGATAACATTGTGAAGGTTTTTGATGTTGATACCTGTACTGAATGTTCCGTAAGAAGCAATGATTATTGCATTGTTTTCAAGCTCTGTAATCTTTCTTACTTCCTCACGTTCCTCAGCATCAACACCACCATAAACAAAAAATACTTTACGATCATTTGTTACGCTACTATTTATTATGTCATAAATGACCCGTCCATGAGTGTTGACCCTACTATAGAGAATCAAGGTATTACCTTTTAAATCAAGGCTTAAATTTTTAATAAAATTATTTCTTTTAGAATGGGAAATCAAATATTGAATTTCATCTTCATAAGTGTTAAACTTTTGAGCCTCATGCTTAAGCAATAAAATTTTAATGTCAAGTTTTGATATATGTCCTTTATCAATTAACTCCTTTGTCTTGGTTACCTTGTATGAAGGTCCAAATAAACCTTCTAAAATCCACTTATGTGTTTGTGTTCCATCCAATGTTCCAGTAAAACCAAAACGATATTTACAATCTAAAAGTTTGGTCATGATGTCAACCAAAGATTTTGATTTAAACAAATGTGCTTCGTCACCAATAACAACATCAAAACCTGAATACCAATTTTTCTCCAACTTGTAGATAGATTGCCAAGTTGTAATTGTTATTGGCATTTCATTGCTTTTTTCTCTTCCTGAATAAATTTTATGACAATAATTTTCAACATCCCAACCATAGTCTTGGAAATCCTTGTACATTTGTTCAACGAGAGAAGTTGTTGGAACAACAATAAGAATTGACATTCCCTTTTCAGCATAATATCTGACAACGGAATAAATCATTAAAGATTTACCAGATGCTGTGGGTGAAATTAAAAGACCTCTGTTGTATCTTAGAGCCCTGTAGACTGCATCCAGTTGATAATCCCTGGGAGGATACTTTGAAATCTTTTTCATGTAATCCGTGACACCTTCACGAGATATCATGTCATTAATTTCAAATGGCACTCCATAAAATTTGCTATCACGAAACTCATAAGTATAATTTAATTTTTCACAAAATGCTATAACTTTATCTAATAGTCCAACATAAATTTCTCCTGTATGTGTGGAGAACAATCGTATTTTTCCATCCCAAAATCTTCTACGATATTGGGGCATGAATTTTGCGTTAGGTACTTCAAAGGTAAATCTATCTGAAAGTTCTTGTAATACGTGTGGTTCTGATTGGATCTTTAGATAGACTTCATTCTTTTTAGAGATAACTAAGTGACTCATCAACTATAACCAGCAGTAAATTTTTGAAATTCGATGGCATTCTTAATTTGATAGGTTCTATTAAGAATTACTTTAAGAATGTCTTCAATATAATTTATCATAGTTTCATAAAGCTCAGTTTTCAGTTTCATGTCAGTAAGTTTTTTATCTGCATCTAGATAACGAACCATACTTTCTTTATCACGAACTTTAAAAGGAAAAGGTTCCACGGTATAAACTTCAGGATCTGCTTTGCCACTGTAATATTCATGTCGATCTTTTTTAACGACACTCATGTCATAGTAATTTTTCTTACTTAGTAATTTTAAATTGTTATAAATTTTGAAATATTTTGCATGTAATTGTGGAATCTTTAAAGATTCTAAATGTAAATTATCAGGATCAATAACAGAGTCGGTTTCCCACATATCCTGAATTTCATCAAGGGTCATAAAATAGCTCCACCAATGGTTTTCATTTGAAAGATTGTGTATTTGAATGTGACAGTTGCACTAAAATAACTGTAGTCAGTGTTTGTAGCATCAAATTCTAATGTGGTTAAAGATACTGGAAATAGATCTTTAAACTTAACTTGAAACTTTGGTTGATAGTTACTATTTAAAATTTGAAGTACACCATCAGAATACTGGTTGTACATATCTTTGCTGCTGTCCGCAGGGTAGTATCTATCTTCTAACCTTAATTCATTAAACTGACTTACATTTTCTGGATATCCTAAGGCAACCATCCAGTCATAAATGGCTAGATAATTTTCCATGTTCTCATCAACAATAAAAGTCAAACTTAAATCGTCATACTCTAGTTTGTCACCAGGAACAGGAATATCTTTTAAGTATGTAGGTTGAACGGCTACTCCTAATGTAATGCCAGGGATATTTGCTTTATTGCTAAAGAAATCTACCTTGGGATATTTTGATAAAATAAACTTAAACCCAATAGGAGATAAGAAATTTCTATTGGCAATTTGATTTGGAAATGCCATTATTAATCAGGACTTTTAAATATTTAGATAAAAAAAGACCCCCTTGCGGGGGTCTGAGTGAATCGGAGAGTGACTCACATGAGGTTGGTAACCTGTACTCTTCTGTAGTAACGGTTGGCGTTAACACGAAGAGCGCCTGAGCCTTGGTTAGTACCCTCAGCGAATGGGTTTGCAACCATTCCATAACGGGTCTTGAAGCCAATCTTAGGCTGGAAGGTGTCCTGACCAACGGCACGAACCATTTGGAGAGGAACGTATGGGCAATAGAAGAGACCAGCATCATAAGGATTCTGACCCTTATAGCCGATAACGTAGTACTGCTGAGCAGAAACGTTAGCCGAATATGGATCGATATAAACCTTATACTTACCGTTGATAACACCAGCGAAGGTGTTACCAGTGTCATCAACATTAAGACCTACGTTGAGGGCAGGGGTGTAATCAAGTACACCAGCCATGGTGAGAGCAGACGCAACATCAGCAGAGCAGATGATGGTGTTGCCCTTTCCTCTACGAGTTCTTTGAGCGATAGCGTTAGCATCACGCTCTAACTGGAAGAGAAGACCTTTGAACTTCTCAACTGACCAACGACCGTTGGAGTCAACGTCGAGGTCGAAATAGCCTGCGGTAGCAGTGTTGGTCTGAGCACCAGCTTCAGCGATCTTGTAGATGGTTCTAACAACTTCTCTGTTGATTTCAGCGAGGATTTCAGTTGAGAGGATGTTAGCAAGCTCAGCTTCAGCATCAAGACCGTGGATAGCCTTGAGGTCTTGTGCAAGCTCTAAGCTGTACTCAGCCTTGAGTGCTCTTGACTTTGCAGCAACGGTGACTTTCTCGATCGAGAATGCCATTTCTGCGAAAGTGTTTGTTCCGCTATCACCGAGAGCTTCAGACTCTCCAGTAGCCATGCCACCACCGACGTTGTAATCGGTTGAACCAATACCAGCAACAACACCGATGTCATTGAGGATTGCAGGGTTGGAACCACGCTGAGTGGTTGTACCGATACCAGCATTAGCATCAGCGAAACCAGCACTAAGGGTCTGCTGCTTGTTCTGACCCGAGAATGCGGTATCAGCTTCGTTGAAGAATGCTTCGGTTCCAGACTGGTTAGCGTAACGGGTTCTCATCGCAAAGATAAGACCAGTTGGGCCAGTCATAGGCTGAACGCCACAGATATCATAAGCGATAAGCTGAGGCATTGAACGGCGAATGAGGCTGATTAAAACGGGGTCGAAACCAGCAACAGGACCAGTTGCAGCAGCAGTACCATAAGTACCACCACCAAAACCGCCAGTGCCTGCTGACATGGTTGGTGAAGCCTCTGTGAGCATACGTTCAGAGCGTAAGAATTGCTCTTGGTTTTCTAGCAAGATTGCGGTAACGCTCTTCTTGTATGAATCCTTGATGGAATCAAGACCTTCACAGTTTAGAAGAGGAGCCCACTTTTCTTGCAAATGTTGTGAGTTGTACATTTGCGTGTTTTCTCCTGTCTTGGAAAAAGTGTTTACTTTATAATATTAAAATCACTTAGAAAATTTTGAAATAGCCTGTAGATAGGCATTCATTGATTCGGAAACAACTTCCGAGTCACTGCCTAGCATTTCATCTTCTCTTTCTGGAGTAACTGGATTTCTTGGGAAGTATGACTCCCTTAATGCTTCCAGTTTCTCACGATAGTCTTCTTCACTTACGAACTCAACACTTTCAGCCAGACTTGCGAGCTTGCTCTTCTGGGTCTCAGCGAGACCTCTTGAGACATCATAGAGAATTCCATCTGATACGGATTCGCTAAGTCTTTGGTTTAACTGAATATTTCTTTCGATTTGCTCGTTGAGTCTTGATTCCATGTCATCAAGTTTTGCGACCATGCTCTCAAGCACATTGTATTTATCTTCAGGGATTGATACATAATGTTCTTCAAAAAGACCCTTGAGGTTTGTCATGAATGACTCCGCAAGTTGAGCCTTGATGCCAGTCTCAACTTGAAGAGCATTCTCCTCAAGCCATTCACCAGCAACATACTCAAGGTATGAGTCTACTCTTTCGGTTAATTGTGCTTCAATAGCAGCAACATTTTCCTCAAGAGCAGCTTCATAACGCTTCTGAATAATTTCAGCAGCTTCATCTACTTTTGATCTTAGTGCAGCTTCAAAAACAAGAGCTGCTCTTTCCTTAAATTCTTCGGAGAGATCTTCGTCACCAAAAATGGCTTTCACATCCTCTTCAACGTTAAACTCAAGTTCTGCTTCTTCTTCAGCTTCTTCTTCTACAGTTTCTTCCGCAGCAACTTCTTCTTGCTCAAGAGCTTCTTCTTCAGAAACAACTTCTTGATCTTCTTCAACTTCAACTTCTTCAGCTCTAGCTGCTTTAGCATTAACTACATCTCTAACGGTTTTCACGTTTTGAGTAGCTAATTTAGAAGAATCGTCAGTTGAACGATAGTTGAAAGGGGTTGGGCCACCTAAGTCGGTGATTGATTGCCCAGGAACACCAGCAACAAATTCTCCATTTGAGGGCATTGGTTCAGCAGGCTTAGCACCAGCATTAACCGCAGTCTTTGATTGCTTGGCTTGTGACGTTAATTCCATTTCTTGTAAATTACCAGCAGACATTGTACTCTCCGAATAAAATTGATTATCTTTATTCTAATATTTATTTATAAATTATAGATTTCTCAAGTACTCATTGAATACTTTGAGAAGACGCTCTTCGCGGATTTTTTTATCGATTGTTGGTGTTAATGAATTAATTTGCTGTAAAGTTTTTTCAGCTAAAACTCCATTATTCCAAATCCACTCCTTACCTTCCATAATACCTTGAACAAATGCATCAGGTGCGGAAGGATCTGCTACAATATCAGCAGCAGTTGAAAGCATAAAATCATCACCAACATACTTGATACCATTACGCTCAACAAGAGATCCAATACCTCTTGAAGAAACACCAAGCTTCACTCCTTCATCAAGAAGTGACTTAGCAATGTTACCCATTGGAGTGTCGAGGATTTTTGCTTTACCAATAAAATTATTTCCTTCTGCTTTTAGACTTGTGATCATGTGTGATGCACGATCTAAATTTACCGTTGGCCCATCGGGATGACCAAGTTCTCCAAGTGCTCTTCCTTCTTTAATATACTTTTGGGTATACTTTGCAACTTCTCTCTCAAGAATTGGGAAGGGATAGCAACGACCATTGCGGTTTGTAATTTCTGCTTGAAGAAAAGGCCCTGTAATATAAAGACTGGTTTTACCATTCTTTTCTTCGGTGAGAACTTGAATATTCTCGATTTGCTCTGTAATTAGTTTCATTGTTTTACTGGGTAAATCCTACTTTTGCAACTTGAACCGTACCACCTAAAACATGAATTAAATCACTAGCTGTTTTTTCAATAACTTCGGAAGTGTTGTTTAGCATTGTAATAGAACCAATTCCAGAATATGTAGAATTTCTTATTACAACTACAACAGAACCACCAGAAGCATTAACAACTCTAACGAGAGTTGCACTTCCAACAGTAGTGCTATTACCAATTCCTGTGGCTAAATTAGCCTCATTACCTTTTACCTTTAACCTATACATCTTGATCCTCGGTTTCCATAGTTGGGTCAAACATTTGAGCACCAATGACAGGCTTTAACTCATCAATCATTGAAACGCTTTTTTGATAAAGCAGTTGCTTGATTGCATCAGTAAGTTCCGCAGCTGGTGCGTCGGACATCACCATCCCAATAAAATCATTTGTTTCCATGAAATTACTTATAAAATCTTATATTATTTATAGTTTGTTGGTTTTCTTAGTATCTACTTTGTCCGCTTCTGGTGCTTTTACGTTTGCTGCTTTTTCACTAGGTTGCGGATCTTTAACAGGTTTCCCTAACCCAATCTCAAGATCTTTTGCATTTTGCTTTTGAGTTTTCTTAATAAGATCCTGACCTGTTTTTTGAACATAATCAGTTGGCATTCCAGTTTCAAGATCGGTTGGTTGAGTAGGTGGTGGAATAATACCTGTGTTAAGTTCATCCGCAATTTGGAAATCAATTTCGATCATTTCCTCTTCGGTCTGGCGTAAGATCTTTCTTCTTACATACTCATTAGAATAATATTTTCCAACATAAGGCTCTACTTGCTGAAGAAGAGAAATTCTTTCATTCATTAATTCTGTTTCTTTTAGTTCAGCAAAATGATTGTCGTAAACATAATCATATTGAATGTGATCACTCATCCATTCCCAATCTTGTGGAGTGATGATATTTTTAAGAACTAATTGAGTCTTTAGTAGATCATGGAATACATTGCTAAATCTTTTACGCAATCTCCCTACAAATCTAGAGAACATGATTTCATCTCTAAGAATTTCAGAAGATCTTCCTAAATTAAATCCACCGTCTGCAGCAATTCTAGATTCAGGAATACCTAAGGAACGATAAAGTTTCTTTTGGAAGTATTCAATATCTGCAAGTTCTCCAAGATTCTGTCCACCAGGAAGAGTGGTGATTTCAGTTCCACGACCACCTTCTCTACGAGGTAGCCAGAAATCTTCCATCATACTGGTAAACTTTTTATCATCACGAACTTCACCAGTTGATGCATCATAGACAAGTTTATTTCTATAACGCGACATTACATCACGAAGATATTGTTCCGCCTTGATTTTAGGAAGATTACCTACATCGATGTAGAAAATTCTACGCTCTGGAGCACGAGACAATCTGTAAATAACCAGAGAATCTTCAATCATACGAAGTTGATTGAGAGACTTGATTGCTTTATGTAAGTATGATAAAACAGTCATCTTGTTACGATCAACAAGACCCGAAGTAATATAAGTTACGGAATCTTTCGCTAACTTAACACCTTTACCATATCCACTAGCGCCAGTTGAATATCCTTGACTCTTAGGAGTATAAACAAAATACTCTTCTATATCGGGAAAGTCTAACTTTTCAACACCAATCTCTCTAGAAAGAGTGTTGACATTTTGAATGTCAACAATATTACGGTTATCTTTTTTCTTTAATTCTCTTACAAATTTAATTTTAAGTGAATCAATATATCTAATTTCTTGAATACCATTTTGAGGATTCTCAAGATCAATTACTTTATGGTAAAATACACGACCATCAACGTACCAATTTCTAAAAATTTCATGAGCTTTTTTATCAAAGTCCATCAATTCTTTGATGTACTTGAACTCATCACGAATGATATTTTTAATATTATCGTCTACATTCAAGTTTGATAATTCAATTTCTACAGGAGAATCATTTAAGTCTGATACAATAGCTTCGTTTACAACATCTTCAATAGCTTTGTCTGCTTCAGGATGCAAAGCCATTTCACGATATCTTTTAATCAAATCATACTCGGTTTTATATACACCTTCAATATCTACATATTGACCATAAAAGCCTGAAGAAATGTAGTAGTCAACCCCGTCCTCATTATTAGGAGGAACGGGGGATACTTGCTTCTTAGGCTTTTTATAACCGTCATCAATTGAAAAACCAAACAGAGCCATTACGTTTTGAAGTAACTTTTAACTATTTATTATCTTACTTCAACGCCGTTTGAACCATTATATGCTTCCCACCATTGAACTTGGAAGTCAACTTGGAATTCTTCAATCTGGCTGTTTGCATCATATGACAATGCAATAGCTGAAACTGAAGATGGGAAAATGCCATGGAAATTGTAGTATCTCAGAACGGGGATATTCTGAGCACTTGCAGTAGCAGCGGTTGTAGGTGCTCTACCTAACTGATAAACTTTACCATCAACTTGATAAGCTGAAGGATCAATTTGACCCGAGTTATCAGAAACTCTGTTGATGAAGTTCATCCAACGCTCAAAAGAATTTCTAAGAGCAAAGTCTGTGTCATTAATAACTGTTACTGACCATGGTTCAAAGGTTCTGTCTCCAGCAATTTGAAGAGTTCTACCTCTGAAAGGAACTGGGATTGGGGTAATCGTTGAAGCTGGTAATGAGGCAGCTTTTACAAGGAATCTAACCTTGTCGTTGATCTGGGACTCATTAACTCCATTAGGAAGAGCTGCTGCTGGAAAAGGAATTTCAACCTCAAATAGATTTGGGCGAACACCACCACCTGCTAGTCTTCCCTTGAAGTTATCTAGAAATCTTCCGTCAGATCCTGAATTTGGGATTTGTTGAATCGAAGGCATTGTTCTTTAACTCCGTTGTTGTACTATTATTTAAATCAAACTCTTCCAACTACTTCTTCAAAGCTGATACCAGTTCTGGTAGCAACGAAGGTAAGTCCGATGTAATTAATGCTACGAGCAGGTTTTACAAAAATATCAGCTCTGAACTCATTAGCATCAATAATATCAGGAGTATTGTTTGTCTCATCACAAATCAGTCTATAATCAATGATTCCTCTCTTGGCAACTACATCACGGAGGTATGGCTCAACAATATTCACAAAGTTTGATCTTGTGATCTCATCGTTGAATTCAAAGAGTTGAGTTCTAGCAGCTCTTTCAATTGCAGCCTCAATGGTTAGGAATAGCATTCTAACGTTGATTCTATCAAATGCAGATGCATATGATAGACCAGTTTTATCTCCAAAAAGGATAATACCAGATCCAGGAGAGAAGATGACTGGATTGATTCTCTTGACATAGAGAAGATCTCTTTGTGCTTGAGTTGGGTTATATGCAAGCTTAACAGCGTTGTTAATAACACCTCTTCTAGAACCAGCAGGTGAGAACCAAGGATAGTCGGTAATTACCGTTCTACAAAGGCAACCTGCAACATCAGCGTTTAGAGGAATATATCTAAACTTATTTGCAAATCTGTCGTACTGATACTTGTAACCACTATCAAAAATACCATAAGACGAAGAAGTGATTGCATCATAGAAGTTAATAATATTGTTAGTTTGAGTGCCAGAATCAGCTACATCAACAACTGCAGATCTGTGTGGAGAAATAACAGCAACACAGTCCTTTCTAAGTTCGGCAATGTTGATAAGTTGATTTGCCTTGGCTTGAGTGGTAAGCTTATCCGAGAAACCAGGACCCATGATTAGGTAGTTTACTGGATATTCCTTAACAGTCTCAAAGATTCTATATCCATTCATTAAATCACCAAGGGTGACTGAGTATCTTGGATCTGTATAAGCAGAGGAGATACCAGAAGTACCGTAGGTGTTACCGCCGAGGAGAGTATAGCTCTTAGCTCCAGCAGCATTGAATGTTACTCCTTGTGCCTTCTGACCCCAAGCACCACCAGTAGTGCCACCAAAACCAGTTGCAGAACCTGCAGAATCAGCACCAGCATAAATGTATCCTGAACTTAGTGCAATATAATCCTTGTAGTAGATGTTCTGGCTTGGGGAAAGCTGAGCATCAGATGCCTTAGATAAACCAATGTGCTTCTCAAGGATATTTCCAGCAATTCCAGTTACCGAACCACTATCATCAACAACGACAACATGAATTTCGTCGTTCTTGGCGCTTCTGCTATTAGCGTAGGTTGAAGTTCCTGGCTTAGGAGCAATCGAATTCCAGTAAACAGTTGAATTTACTAATCCAAGACTTTGCTGGTTGTACCAATCAAGAGCAGTGGCAGTACTTGTTCCAGTTGTACCAATTCCAATGAATCCATTAACGGTAGTTGCATTAAATGCATAAAGATCTGGAGTATAAGTTACTGCAGTTTCTACTTGAGTTGTGCTGTTAACAACACTGGTAATTTTAACATCAATGTGAGTGTTGCCGATACCAGTAACAATGCCTTTTACAAAACCAGTAAATGCGGTTGTAGTTCCTACACCAGCAACTGCAAATGTACCAATTTGCGTTACAGCAGCTCCAACTGTTACCGCTGAATATAATTGAGTAGTTGTGGTGGTTCTACTAAACGTTAAATCAGTAGTAGCAGCCCCTACTGCGGAAGAAGGAACTGAAAGATATACAGTACCAACACCGATTGCAAGAATTGTGGTCCCTGCACCGATATAAGTTCCTGAAACTGCATCATTAACAAGTAATCCAGTGGTGTCAACACCAACGCTAACATCATATGCTTCGCTAAAGGTTCCTGCAGTTGTTGCAACACCAACAGTAATAGCAGTGGTTGCTGTAGAAATGCCAGTGTTTACACCGATAAGTCTTTGATCTGCAAAAGCATCAATAACACAAACTTTTAATCCGTTTGCCCAAACACCTGGATCTTTTGCTGCCCAGTGCCAGGTTGATGGTGAAGAGTAGTTTGTGGTATAATCTTCGTAGTTCTTGATCTTAACAGTTGTAGATCCAAGACCTACAGCTGTTGGTGCGTTTGCGTTGTTTAAGTTTGCTCCGTCAGCTCTGACTACACGCAATACGCCACCATAAGTTAAATAGTTTGATGCACTATACCAATATTCGTACTGATTATCATTTTCGCTTGGCTTACCAAACTTATTAATTAAATCTTTTTCGCTCTCAACTAATGTGGCTTCCTCCACAGGACCTCTTTCAAAAGGTCCAACAAAAGCACCAGTTAATTGACTTACGGAATCAATCCTTCCAACAGTTAGATCTACTTCTCTAACTTTAATTCCAGGTGAAACTAAACCTAAAGCCATTTGGATTCCTCTAGTAGTTCTTCATTTGCTCTATGAAATATTTATAAATTCCTTCTTCTTACCGATAGTCCCACATGTAAGACTTATCCCCATACTCGTCTACATGCCATTTATCATCCCAAGCCTTTTGGTCTTTTTGACTAGCAAATAACCAACGATCTCCAGTTTCCTCTTCTACAAAACCTGTGAGGTCTTCCAAACCGTCCACAATAAATCCAAATGGAGCCATATCTTGCTCAATTTGGTTTTTCTGTTCCTCATAAATTCTTTTACGAACATCATTGTCTGTCATCTCCTTGAAATAAGGTTGAACAACTAACCATGCAAATATAACCAAACACATTGCTAAGTCATCATTACATCCTTCTTCAGCTTCAAAAGATTGATTTCTTTGGATAAATGTGGTAAGCTCACTGATAACATCATAATCCGAAAAGATTAGTTTATCATCTTCAATTAATGTTTTTAAATTAGAGCATCCAACTTTTTTAACAGTCTTACTCATCTTCAATCCCAACTGAGATTTTGTACCAGAAAATCCCTGACCCACAATCTGACCAGCTCTACCTCTCATAGCAACCATAAGAAGGTTATCATACTCAAGATCAAATTGTAGGATTGAAGCAACCTGATCACCAACGTCGTTGGTTTCAATCAACACGTATGCTTTATTATATGCCACTGCTACCTGCTCAATAATGCTTGGAAATAGCATTGGTTTGATTTCGTTATTTCGATATTTTGCTACAATCTTATATGGAAAAGTTGTTATATCAAAAACAACAAATGCAGAATAATCGTGCGATACCCCTCTAGCAACGTCCGCAGTTAAGATATAACTATTACCTTCTATAGCTTCTTGATATACGTCCAATCCCTTATTTGTTTTAATCGGATCTTCATATACCAAAGACTTTAACTTTGATGCTGATATTAATGTATCAACAGATCCTAAAAATTCGCACTCAAATTCTTGAGAGAACTGTTGTTTCGATGTGTTTGCAATAGTTTGCTCTTTCCATTCAGCATCACGACCAGGGACTTCTGACCAGTGAACTTCGGTCGTTACATACTGGTTTCTACCACGCTCAGCGTCATGCCAAAGACGGTAAAAATGATTCATACCCTTGGGGGTAGAAACAATAATTACTTTAGTTGATGTACCAGATGAAATTGTAGGATATACTGAACTAAAGAAGTCATCAGCAATGTGATTTGGAATGAACGCAAATTCGTCCAAGAAGATAATGTTGAATGACATTCCTCGGACGGCAGAACTAGACGTAGATGCTGCCATGATTTTGGAGCCATTTTCTAAAGTTAGGCTTCCTCGGTTCCATGCAATAATGCCTTGCTGCATCCACTTAGGAAGATTCTCATACGCTGTTTGCAATCTTTCTAATAACTCTCTTGCAGTTGATGCTTTGTTTGCTAAAATACCAATGTTAACATTGTCGTTAAAAACTGCATAATGTAACAAATAAGAAACCACAGTTGTAGACTTACCAGTCTGACGAGGCATCTTACAAATATTAAATCTATTATTATGGAAATTTCTAATTAACTTCTCTTGGAAAGCATACATATCAAAAGGTATTAAACCTTTATCAACGTTTACAATTCTGACATAATTTTGTGCAAAATATACAGGATCTTGTTTACATTTAATAAACTCTTCAATTTGCTCAGCGGTAAACTCAATAGGTGTATTAGCCTTTTTTAAATTAGGATTACCAAGATAAATGTTATCACTCATAAAAATTACCTTTGTTCAATCCAGTTTAGAACCGCAAGTGCTTTTTTGTTAGTATTGGGACTTGCACAAACAAGTGTATAAGTATCACTAATTGTTCCAATGCCACTTCTACCTAACTGAAGTGCTGCTCTAACATCAAGATCAACTAACGCACCACTGCCATTAATTACAAAACCACTCAAAAGATCGTCTCCACCAGATACTGCAGTTTGAGTAATATTATACTGCATAAAAGAGTTTGGATCGGGATGATTTACCCAAGTTCCTCCAGTCAGTGTTGCATTTTGTAGAAGTTGCCAATAAACATTCGTATTATCATCAGTTGCTGCCTGTAATGATCTCAAGAGCACTCCT